TCATTAACTAAAACAGCTTCTACTTGAGCAACTGCATCAATACCGAATTGTTTAAGATCTTGAACTTGTTCACGAGTTACAGCAGCTGCAACTTGGTAAGTCTTCGCTGAGATAGATTTGTTGAATAATGATAATCCCATGATGTTATCAGGAGTAGCTTCTCCAACACCTCTTTCGTAAGGGGTAGGACCGTCAATATCAGTAGCTGTTAATGCGCCAGTTAATGGGTTATTAGCTTCAAATTGGTTTCCAGAAAAACCAGGAATATGGTCTTCTAATGCTTTTACTAATTCAGGGACACTATCAAAGTTAACTTTGATAGTGTCTAATGTATCATCACTATAACCATCAGTTGATGCAGTAATAGAAGTATAAATAGGTTCGAATCCTTCTTCACCTTGTGCATAGTTATTTGATGATTCAGCAACGTCGGTAGATTTTCCTCTAACTCTGAATATTGAATATCCATCGATACGTGATTTTCCAACATAAGTTAATTCATATGCGCCGAATGATCCTGTACCTACATAAAGTACATCGTTAACTGCAACAGCAGCACCAGTTGAAAGAGTTGCATCCACTTTTATCATTAGAGCAGAGCTTAAGTTAGCTTTTCCACCCGCAGCGCCAACTTGACCACCACCGTAAACGAAGTCTAAATATGTTAAGATTCCCATTGGTCCTTGCATTGGTACAACAGGTACTAAGTCTAGACCGATAGTTTGAGCAGCTACTTGCATAGCTAATGGAAGTAATGAGAATGGCTTATCACCAGAGCCAGTTGTTTGACCACCGAAACTGTTCATAGAACCAGGATCTCCAGGTAATGTAACAGCACCCATTGCTTGAACATTCATATTAGGATTAAGATGAACAGTATTGTAAACACTTTCATTAAGTTCGTGATAATGGCAATATTTTGACATCCAAGATAATTTCGATTTGTCAGTTATACCAGTAGCCTCTTCAATAATAGGTCCCCAAGTTTGTTGCACTTCAGCCTCATTAATTAATTGATTTGCGTACATTTTAATTTTTATTTTTGTTATTTTTAATTTAATCAATCATTAGCTCTTTGCTTCTTAGCTAATCAGATTACATATTATATATACAAGCTTTCTTGAGTTTTTGTATTATATTTAAACTACAAAAGAGAGAACCTTGTGATTCTCTCTTTTTATTCAGTTTTATAATTTTAACGGTTCAAATTAAATTTAACCTTATTGATAATATTTTGTTTGTATTCTTCATTAATACGAGATACATTAGTTTCTGATTGTTCAGCGGCAGTTTTAGATTCATTTAAAGTTTCCATATTAACTTTAGTAGCTCTCAAATCTCTAGTTGACCAGAAATTATTAATAGCATAAGAATTAGTTAATGGATAATGAGTAGCTTCTGCTATAATTTGATCTTGGCGTACTTTTGATAATGCAGACCATTTCTCGTTATATTTGTCTGGTATATCAGTAAGGAAATTAATTTCCTTTTTCTTTTCAGTAAAACATGCTTCCCAAATATTCTCAACTTGTATAGTTGACATTACAGATTCAGTATTCATTGATTCAATTACCATTTTTTGTTTTTCTTCAGAAAGTGATTTGAATTCATTTTTCTTAGTTTCTGATAAGAAAGTCATAAAACGTAAATTAGAATTATCTTCGTTTTTAGTTCCAGCCTTTTCAATTAAAATATTTAATTTTTCTGTAATTGAATCTTTATAATTTTCTGATTCTTTTACTATTTCAACCTTTTCAACATTTTCAGTCTTTTCAACTTTTACGTCAGCAGATTCATTAAGTTCTTCACCTTCTGTTTCGTTTAAGTGTTCAACTATATGCTCAGTGTAACCGATTATATTATTCATATTCTCAGCTAAATGATTTGAATATTGAATTCCTTTATCAGCACTTTCAGCAACATTTTCAGTATAACTAATTGATTGATCGAGTTTTGACGCAGTATATTTTAAATATTCTAAAATATTATTCATATTCTCACCTAAGTGATCTGAATATTGAATTCCTTGATCAGATTTTTCAGCAATATGAGTTGAGAATTGAATTGAATTATCTAATTCTTCTCCTATGTATGAAGTGTATTTTTTAATGTTTTCAATATTTTCCGCTAAATAATCTGAGAATGATATACTCTTATCAAAATTTTCACCTAAATACTCAGCATAATCACTAATATGATTAACACGTTCTGCAATATGTTCGGTATATTTAATAAGTTTATTCATAACCTCATCACTATTAGAAGTAGCAGATTCTTTAACACTGTCTAATACACCTTTAACATACTCTGTATACTTTTGAAAATCTCCAGCTGTTACAAATTTGTTATCTTCCATTATATTATCTTTTTTGTTATTTATTATATTATCTTCTTCTTTTTCATTCATTTCATAAATAAACACTGAATCGCTATCACCAAAGCCATAAGATTCATTAACTCTACTTAATTCAGCATTTTCAAAACCAGGGTCTGCAACTAAATCATAAGTAAAAAATTTCTTAATTTTTACCTTACCATTTTCATCAACAGTCCCAGCAGCTCTACTTGAAATATGTAATGGAATTCCATCCTTAATTAAAGCTTGAGCTTCTTTACCTTTAGATGTATTTAATAATCTAATTTTACCCATGACTTTTTTAGTGTCTGCGTCATAATGTAAATCTTCAATTACATGAGAAACTTTTGATAAACTAACATCATAATCCTTTGGATGATCAAGTTCACCTAATAGTTTTTTAGTCTTTACTTTGCTTTGGAGTTCTTTGATATGAGGTAATACCTCAGTTTCCTCATATATTCTATTATTCTTGTTACGTACACCCAATTCAGTAAATATTCCTTCTAGTGTAATAGAACCATCATCAGAAGTATTTTGTTTTAAATCTGAAGTAGATCTTTCAAGAATTAAAAGTCTTTTGTTTGACATATTAAATATTATTTGATTTATATATTATAATCTTTTTATATTTTTATAAATTATCTAAAGGATCTTCATCAATTCCAAGAGATGGTGTTTCAGGTTTAAAATCTTTCTTATCAGCACCTAAAAGAATTTTATCAATATCATCATCTTTATAACCTTCTTCTTTTAATTGAGTTCGTTTTTTCCACCTTTCATTAGATTTTAAATCATCCATTGTAAATCCGCCATACTTCTTAATTGTCCAGCCTAAATCAAAGAATGGTATTTCATTCATTTCAGCATCCATTGTACTTAATTGAGTTTTAAGATTACCAATAAAGTCAATACGTTTTTCTTGTAATTCCATTTCTTTCAATTCTTCGAATACGTTATCTTTATTGAATTTAATACCTAACCCTGCATTAAATGCAACATCATTTTTTAATTCTGGGTGATTAAGACACATTTGAATATAAACAGGCTTAAATAAAATTTCTTGGAATAATGATCTTAAACGATCAATAAATTTTGAGAATTTAATTTCATCTCTTAACATTCCGCTACCTTCCATTTGGTAATCAGCTCCACCGTCTTTATCAAAACGTGAAAATGGAATTTTAGAAGCAATTTTAAGTTTATCACCGAAATGATTTAATGCTTCAGTATCTCCTAAATCTGGACCATCGCCGCCAATTGTACTAATTTCAGGAGATTCTCCATCTTTAGATGGCAACCAATATTCTTTATTAAATGGTATCATTGATTTACCATTTGTTTGAATTTCACCGCTATCATAATTAAAATCAACTACTTCACGATATGATGCCATTAATTGTGCCAATGATTGTTTTGCTCTAGTTTTAGATTTACCACCCATTGGTATGATAAATTGAGTTTTAAATGACGCGTTAGAAACAGCCCAGATAATTCTTGTAGTTTCCATAATCCTCATTAAATTAAATGAACGAATCAATCTTTCTACATAAGAAACTCTTTGTGGTGAATTAATCTGTGAATATGAAATGTAAATTATTTGTGAATCCCATAACTTTCTTTCTTTAGGTCCACCGCCTGTATATTGTACCCATTGTTTTTTACCTGTTGCTGAGTCTATGCCTGGCATTAATGAAGTAGGATCCAATTCTTTAAATCCAATAACCTCAGTTTGTTTATCATTATAAACTATTTCAAATGCAAGATATCCATCAACTAACCATTTTCTAAAATAATTCCAACCTTGTAATCCATCATTAAATCCGAAGTAGTTATAAATGTTATTGTATACATCTCCGATCTCATCTTCTATTTTAGTACTTATTTGTCCATTAAATGTAGCATAAGCAAAATAATTAGATTGATCATTAACAATACCTTCATCTGATAAAATATCCAAAATGTCTTCAATTTCATCCTGTACTGCAAACGTTCTTAATTGTTCACGTTTCTTTAAATATTCTTTATCGAAGAATGGAATATTCTTTTTTAATGAAGTATCTGTTAATGATAATGCAGCAAATGTAGCATAAATATCATCTGCGTCAGAACCCATAGGATTCATCATATATCCATACTGGTTCTCTGTAAATCCTATAGCTCTAGAATTACGAAGGACCATATCATCATAAATCATTCCTAAATTCGATAATTCTTTAATAATTTTTCGAACTGGATTAGAATTAGTAAGAGGACCTCTTCTATCTGTGAATCCTGCCATAATTTAGTTATATTTTGTTATTTATATAATTACATTTTGTTTTTGTGGAAGAGGGACCATATACTCCTCTCTGTAATATATTTATCGCTGCATTATAATCCGCATCAATAATTATACCACATTTTATACATTCGTACATTTCGCCATTACGGCTTTCTTTACAAATGTTACCACATTTTGAACAAGTTTGACTTGTATAAGCAGGATTAATTTTCTTAATTGTAAAACCTTTACTTTCAGATAATTGTTCTAACTTATTAAACGTACGATCATATGACCAACGTTGCAATTTGTTCATTATTTTATTATATATTTTACCTGATGATTTATACTTAACATTTTTTAAAGCTTCTATTATAACCTCATCAGGTTGTTCTAATTCTATAAATTGTTTTACATAAAAATTAATTAATTCATTTCTTTCTATTAAAGCACGTTTAAACTTTTTACTTCCTTGCTTCTTTCTGCTTATCTTATTATAAACACTATAATTCTTGCCCATAATGTACACCATTCGAACTAGAAATAAGTTTTTTATATCCAACATCTATACCTATTACAGTTGTCACTTCGTTCTTTATAACATTAGGACGTTCCCAAAAAATATTCAAATAAAAATTATTTTTAATTTTCTTTAATTGTATTGTGTTCTTTCTTATCCAATTGTTATTTAAAAACTTATTGCTTTGTCTATGATATTTTAAAGGTACATTAATAGTTATAGCTCTTCCCTTTCTCTTAAAATAAGGAGATTTAATTCTTATAAATTCATCAAAAGAACCTTCTTTCTTAATGTCAAATAAACGATTATCTATAGGTATAGACAAATTTTGTATGTTAATATTTGGAATTCGTTTAATATAGTTTACATTAAGATCTTTAAATCGTCTATTTGTAAATGATTTATGTATATTATTTTTCATACAAGTTGAATATAAATACTTGTATCTTTTATATGTTTTATTTTTGATTTTTTAATTAAAGATTTAACATTTTCACTTGCCTGTTTATATGCGATTTGTTTCCATTGAGAATGTGTAATAGCGTTTACATCTGGAAGATCTTTACTAGAAAGAAACAATCTCATTGGTAAGTGTTCCTTTAAAATCATTTGAATATAATGTTGAAGTAACTCTTTGTAGTCAGAATATAAAGAATCTAAAACATCAATCTTGTTACGGTTTGCATAACATAATGTATGTTTAGATGTTCTTATCATTAATATTTTATATATTATATATTCATTTTGTATCAAAAACACCATTGTTATTTATATATTCTTATAATATAATTCTTGTGCCTGATTAATATTACCACCAAAGTAATAGTTTTCATTATTAACGGCAGCAATAAACCAATTCTCATATCCTAATGATCTAGGATATCTAATTCGATTCATTTTATATTGATGTAAAGCATATTTTAAATTATATCGCAACCCTAATGAATGAGTTACAGCTTCATAATTAAAATTTTTATTAAAACTTTGAATATTTGGTTTTCCATAATTGAATTTTATTTGAAGTTTGAAAAAAGAATCAAATGATTTAACAATATCAGATATAAAATTAATTCTAGCTTCATATGGAATATAATGAAGATTAATACCTATTTGATTTCCGTTTGGAAGTCTACCTAATCCAATAACTATTGGGTAAGTATCATAAAATTTTTCATCGGGCGTAAAATATCTAAACGAATACATTTTACCAAAATCTAAAGGTCCCCTACTAACTTCACCTATAGTCTTTAGTAAAATATCAGATTTTTTAGAAGCACCCGTTCTACCGCGATTTCCTTGTAAGAATATGTTTAAGTCAGTATTAAAATTTCCAGTTATCATTATTTAAAATAATTTTGAATCTTCTGTAACTAACATAACTTTATAATTTCTTTTTTTAGCTACATTATTTAATGCTTCAGTCTTACATAAATTTCTTACATAAGTTTCACAACCGAGTTTATAATTCTTTAAAGACTTTGGTGTTTTTCGTTTAGGTACTTTAGGTTTTTGTAGTTGTGCTTTCGGTTTTACTTCAACTAGATAATGTTCAATTATACCATCCTTATCTATCTTAAAATAAAAATCAGGAAAATAATCATGATATTTTTTATCTAAACGGTTATAATACTTTATAGGAAATGGTTCAGATAACCAACCTATAACATTTTCATTTAAATCGCACCAACGACAAAACTTTCTTTCCCAACTGCTCCTATAGATAATAGGAGCATTATTCATATATTTATCAGGAAATATTGGTTTATAGTACCCTTGACGATACCCGGTTTTATGAGTTGGTTTTAATTTCTTAATGTCCATTTAACATTATATTGTATAGATACCGTCACTATCAGCGCTACCATTAATAGAAACTGTGCCATGATATTTCTTAGGATGTAATTTATTCCACCCTTTAGCAAAACCTCTTTTTGCTATTTCAGTAAAGTATGCAAATGCATTTGAGCTTTTCGCAAGATTAAAGTTTCTCCAATATCTATAAAGATCCATGTATGCAAATGCTATACAATCTTCTCTATCTTTAGGATTATTGTAACTTAATTTTCTTGAACATTTATCAGCTAATAACATTAAGAATTCTAATGCCTTCGGTGTTAATTCATCATTTTCCTTTGAGATTCTAATTTGTTCTAAGAGATCTCGATTATTTAAGTAATTTCTTTTTCGTGCCATTTTGTGTAACCATTTATTTTTATATACAAAAAAAAGCCGGATGTTTTAAATCCAGCCTTAAATATTCTTAAAAATAATTACATTGATACTTTAACATCGCCCTTTGGTATTACAGTAGCCTTATCTGTTTTAGGATTAATCACGTTTAAAAGATCATCTTCACCAAAAGAAGTATATTCTTCAGCATTAACTAAAACTTCATCGCCTTTTTTAAGACCATTTCCGTTTACATTAACAGTTCCTTCAACATATCCGTCATCTAAGTAATTTTTTTTACTTTTTTTTTCCGTGATTGAAAACGTTTCTTGTATTTCCTTTTCAAATTTGCTAATTTCAGTATTAATCAAATTTAATGCTTCTGTTAATTCTTCAGATTCACCAATTTTTTTAATCGCAGTAGTTATTTCAGTTTTCTTTTCTTCTAAGAATGATATCTTATCATTAAGAGCTTCTCTTTGTTTTTCTATTAATGCTTTATCATTACCTTCAACTGCTAATTGTTCAGCTAAAATTTTACTAGCATCATACTTAATAAATTCTTGTATAAATTTCTGTGCTTCAGTTGCTGATTCATAAAACTTCATTTCATTAAGTTTCATTCCACCGTTGATTGAATTAACCCATACACCTTCGTCTACAGAAATAACAGTTAATAAAAGATTTAAAAATTCTGTTGATTGAATATTTGTAAAGTTATCCATTTCATAAAGTAAATCTGCACTTTCAAAGAATTGTACAACAGTATCAGCTTTATATACATCTCTAAATCCAAAGAAATTAGATGATAATAATGATTCTTTAAGTTTTTCAGGTTTAGTTTCAGTTAAATCAATTTTACCTAATGTTAATTTGCCACTATTAAAATTATATTCTAAAAGTTTTGAATCTTTTCCATAAATTACTAATGTTTCATTTATACGCTTAAATAATTTAAGACCTTCGAGTACATTATAAAATCTTTGATCTTCTACTTTACTTTCGGTAATTTTATTATCAGTCATTAAATAATTTTTTCCATTAAGATGGAAACATACACCACTTTCAGCTACAATAACCGGAGATAATGTAGGTATAACTTTAGTAAATTCGTTTTTAACTGCTTTATTATCTGCAATTGCCATTTCATTTAAGATATATTTAACATCTTTTGACCACTGGTGTTTTGTAGAAATATCTTTAAATGCTACTTTAACATCACTTTCATTTAAAACTCCAGTAAGATCAGTAACAAGAGATTTAAACATTGGGTTGTTTTGTGTAGAATTTCTTTGGATAGCTTCACTGATGCTAAATTCTAATGTCGAAGATTTATACATTTCAGTAATGTAATTTCTTAACACTATAACAGGATCAATCCAATTGTGTTGTGATAAACCTTCAAAAATACTTCTTGCAATTTTGAATTTTAAATTTGGATTTATTTTAGCTAAACGCTCGTTATTAGCAACATCGCCTTTTGCGTCTTCATCTAATGCAATAAATGCTTGATAAAATTCTTGTGGAAATAATTTTAAAGCTTCTTCTAAAACTTTTGTTGCAGTTTTAGCAGAATATGAAAGCCTAGAGCTATCAGAGCTCATTTCTTTTAAGTTATCTATGCCGGTCATAACATTTTGATATAGTTCCGTAATTGTAAACTTCATTTTATTATATTTTTTTTCAATATTTTCGTTAGTTGCTTTATCTAATATATTAACAAAATTAATCGCAGATAATGCTAATTGTTGTGGAGTTCCCATACCTACTAAAATTGCAAGTATTTGAGCATCTGATAATCCGCCGCCTTTTATAATTTCAGCTTTACTATTCATTACAGTCTTATCGCCTGACTTTTTGAATGTATTAACTAAATCAATTAGTTGTTGTGGTGGTGAATTAAGATATGGAGCATTCGTATTAACACCAAATTGTTTGTTAATAGATCCGTCCACATTAACTTGAGTTTGTTCTTCATTAACTCTCTTATTCATAGTTAAGTAAATTTATTTGTTTTATATATTCTAAAAGTTAAAGTTTATTCATTGTTGTCATCATTCCTGAAAGTTTTACTATTTTCATCTTCTTCATCCTTTACTTCTGATGTGATATCGCTATCTAAATAGACACTATCAGCTTTTAAAGTATCAGGAGATACATATGTTTGATTTGATAACATATTTTTAATTGGCATACGAAGAATATTTTTAACAGAATAATCAATTTCCTGTAATACACCACCAAAATATATTCCAATATCACCATTTGAATTACTTCTAAATAATCCAACTCCTATTGAATCAGGATTATGTTCTATGGAAGCTTTAGTTAATTCATTTATTTCTGATAAAAGTATTCCATTTTCAAATACTGGCATGAATGAATTAACTTCAATATTAAATGTAACATTAAATTCTTTTTTATCACTTAACGCAAATTCAAAAAGTTTTTCATGAGAAAAATCTTCAGGTATTGCCATACTTGCTTGTACTCGCATCATACCAAGATCGACACTAAATATTGTTGATTTATATAATTTGCTAATTACGGATTCTGTTGCTTTTAACATTTCAATATTATTTGAACATACTAAAGTAATATCAAATCCTAATGTTAATGGCAAGAAATTAGTTTCTAATGAAAATGGTTTTAAAACGCCATTCCATTCTCTAACAAACTCAGCTCTAATAAATTTATTCGTTTGACTGCTAGAATCTATACCTATTGAAGTAAGTTGAACTATTCCTCGAGGTACTTTTTCATAATTTCCTATTGCCTTACCTGCTTCTTCGGTATCATACAAAAAATTATCTTGTAAAAAACGTTCATTACCTGTAATTGAATATAAGAAAGGAATATTAATTTTTTTAGATGTATCCTCATCGATTTGATTATAATAATATACTTTATTATAAAGTTCTGCTAATAAAGCCACAGTGACATATCTTAATATCGTATTATCACGATTATATTCTTGATTATAACTTGACATTTATACTATCATTTATTATATTTATTTAATAGTTTCAATTACAAATTCAGAAAATCCTGAATCTTTTGAAATTTCTATTTGTTTATCAAAATATTCACTAGGAAGCACGGAATGATTTATGACAAATGTATTTAACCCAATGTCGATTATAGTCTTATGTAGAATTTGTATAATATGATATACACCAGCAGCATCAACTGAACTAAAGATTTCATCTAAAAATAATATGTTAAGACTTGAAAATCGAATCTTAATCATTTTTATTAATGCCATAATAATTACAAAATCAATTTTCTTTCTTTCACCAGTGCTTAAAGTCTTAGCATTAATTTCTTGTCCCAAATGATAAATGGTACAATTAAACTTATCATCAAATTTTATACCAAATGGAATATTCATTTCTTTACCCATTAATAAAATATAATTATTAAATGATGGTAAAATCGATCTTACTGCTAAATTCTTTATTCCATCATCCCCCATAATATTTTCAAGAATAGTTAAATAATAGTCTTCACCTGACCTTTTTAATTTAGAATCAACTTTAATATTTTCTTTTTCTTTAAATTCTTTAATAAGTTCTGTTAAATGATTAGAAGAAGTTTTATCTGTTTTAGCTAATTTAATCAACTCATTTTTTAATGATTCCATTTTAACTTCAAGTTCACCAAACTTGGTATGTATCTGTCTACCCTGATCTCTTATTGTACTTAAATTATTACTTATAATTGAAACAGTTTCAGTAATGCTTGTATACTTTTCATTTAATGTTTTTAATGAATCTTCCTTTTCTTTTTTAATATCTTTATGAAATTTAGAAGTTAACTGTGAATTACAAGTGGGGCATGTATTCTTTTCATATAATCTTAAACCTTTTTTAATATGACTAATATCAGAATATACTTCATTTTTCTCTCGAGACATTTTTTGGTATTCCTCATCATTTAAACTAATCTTATCTTTAGTTTTATCATTCGCAATTTTTAATTTTTTACGAACATCATTAAGTTTGATTAAGTTTTCTTTAAGACCACGTATTTTTTCAGTATCCTTTTCTTTAGAATCTTTTTCATATTGATCTATTTTAACAAGAACAGATTTTATAGAATCGTCAAGAGTTCTAATTTCATCATCAAGAGTTCGGATATCATCCAATACTAATTTTCGTTTACCTTTTATCAATTCTCTCATTTGATTGATTACAGAAAACCCGAAAATTCTATCAATAATTTGTTTCTTGTCATACGGTGACATTATTATAAAAGATTTAAAATCATTAACTGATAAAATAATAGCATTTTTAAATACATGATATGGAAGTTCATAAATTTCAGTTTCAAGGAATTCTTGTAAATTTGATTTTCCAGCTACATCATACATTGTACCATTAATTTTAACAGTAAACATACCTGGAGAAATACCACGTTCTATTTCAATTTCATTACCTTTACTTTCGAGATTAATCTTTCCCCACAAGTTATTGTTAACTCTATTTGGTAAATCTCGCACATTAGAACCGTCTACTCTACCATATAATAAATATGTTATAACTTTTGCTAATGTGCTTTTGCCCCCACCGTTTGGCGCAAGCACTAAATATAAACTAGCGATATCTTTATCAAATTCAAGAACTTGTATTTTATTTCCATAACTTGCAAAGTTTCTGAATTGGCACCTAATTATTTTCATATGTTAGAGTTAATATTTGTTGATATAATTCTGATACTGATTTGATAAGTTTTTGTTTTAGATCGTCGTCGTAATTAAGAGCATTAATATATTCTTTAGAAATATTCATTAAATTAAATTCCCCTTGTACATCAGACATGTCTGTATCACCAAATTCTAAGGGGTTTTCTTCATCATAAATTCTAGGTTCTAATAATTTTGCATGTCCTTCAAGAAAATCCATAAATTTATTAATATGATATTTACCTAAAATGTTAGATGGTATAAAAACATCTACGAAATTACCCTTTATTTCCTTTAATAGATCCTCCATTCTTAACTCTAGTATCTCCTTAATATAATACCGAATAAAGGTTGGAGATATCTCATTCTCGATAAATCTATGATGCCCCTTTTCAAAATCAACTAAATATATACCTTTTTTGTTATCTCTATCTGAACGAGTCATTGGATAAGGATTACCAACGAAAATAAAGTTTCCTTTTTCTTGTCTATAATGAATATGACCAGAATATACTTGATCAAACCGTTTAAATGTACTTAAATTATTTCCACCTTCGTTTAAATAATTTTTACTTGGACTTAATTGTATACCTTGTGTTTCTGTATGACAAAACAAATAATTGATTTTATCTTTTACTTTACTTAAAGTATCTTTTTCATGTTCGGCATCTTTACGCCATGGCATAAGTAAACACTTAACATCTCCATAAGTTAATACCGTGGGTTCTTTATGCACTGTAACATGTGGAATGTACTTAATACAATCGACCGATGATATTTCATTTGAATTTTTTCTCATTATGTCGTGATTACCGACTAGTATATGAATCTCGGTAAATATTTTTGAGAATTCTTCAAATATTCTAATTGCTAAATCCTGTGCAGCTAAATTAATACTTTGTCTATTGTCAAACAAATCGCCTAAATGTATTAAAATATCACCTTCTTTAAATTCCTTTTTAATTAGTGGAATAAAGAATTTAAAAAAGTGATCTTCAATAATGTTTAACCATAGCACAGAATTAGAACGACACCCAATATGGGTATCTGATAAAAGCCATGCTCTTGCCATCTAAAATAATTTTCTTATGTTTCTTTTTTGTAGGATATTATATTTATCATCAAGCTCTTTAATTAATTCATCTTTATATTTGTTTGATAGTGAATTATAAAACTTGTTTGGAAATACATCGAAATAATCAGATATGACTGAAAATAAATCAATCCTACTATATGCTGAACCAATATTGCTAATTACATGAAAGAATACTTTATTAATTTGTACCTTATTAAGTTTCTTTATAATGCCATTTTCGGTAACTTTATTTAAATGTTCAAATTCACTACCTTTTATTAATTCATCAATTTTTTTGAATAAAAGATCATAATGCATCTTATCATCGATGTCCATATCATCTCTATATACAGGAGCAACTGTAAAATTTATTTTTTCACTGCCTAAATCTTGATCTCCAAATGTGTTGTTAAAAATTTTATCGTTATTCATAATTTTAATTTGTTATATCACCAGTTTCTATTATTCTCATACGGTTATAGTCAATATCAAATCTACATCGAGATCCTTTACCTTCACCATCTCTAATTTTTAATATTTTCAACCAATATTCGTTATTTGAATGCATTAAGGTATCTTGAATAATAGCATACATAGTATCTGCTGTATGGGCAAGACCTGCAGATTCTGCTATACCATTCATATGAATTTCAGTAGAATCCCATGAACTTCGGTTTAGCTGAGTTGCTGAAATTATTAATATATTTCTTCGTTGTGCAATAGCCCTAAGGTCTTCAGCTATTTGCTTTATTTTCATATAAGTATTTTCAGTATTTGGATTACGATAGTTTGCTAAAATATTAAGGTAATCTACAATAAGTACTTCCACTTTATAATCTTGTGATTCTTCTAGTTCTTTTAAATATGCATCAATATCAAGTACACTTGCTTGTGATGTTGGAAATTCTTTAACAAATAATTTACCTGGTGGCAATAAACCTCGTGATACTTTATCTAGCTTCCCTTTAATAAAATCTTGATTAGCTGATTTATCATCATATTCATCCATTCCAATATCTAATAAATTTGCACCTATTCTTTTAATAACTTTTTGGGCTGCCATCTCAGCAGTAATAAATGAAACATTATGCCCCATTCTAATAAAATTCGCCGCATCATTTGCTAACCAAATGCTCTTACCCACATTGGCTTCGCCCGCGTAGATGATAAGTGATTTGGGATCATATCCACCGCCTGATACATTGTCTATAAAAGACCATCCAGTTTCAAGTTTTTTAGATTTACGTTGAAGATGATGTGCAGGATTAAAAAAATCTAAACCAATATCACTATCAAAATGAATAGAACCTTCAGTTGATATCATACTAATTGCTCTTGTAACTACATCCTCTACATTTTCAGGTGATACATCTTGTGTTTTTACATATTCAATAGTTTTAACTAACTGTTTATCAAAATGTTTCCATTTTACCCAAGATTCTGCTGTTCGTTTTATCCAGTCTTGTTCATATTCATTGATATTAATATCATATATTGAATTTACTATTTCATTTGAAATTTCATTATTTGAATTAGAATCATCTTTAAGTAAAGCCTTCGTTTGTTCCTTTGAAGGTGATTCACTAAATTTAAGGTAAAATTCTTTTGCTAATTTAGCAATATAATCGATATCTCTATTTGCAAAGAAACCTGGTCTAACACTTTTTAAATAATTTGGTTTAGCCAAAAAATAATTAAAGAATATTTTTTCATGATCTATGTTTGTATGCATAATTTATATTTTTTATACATTATTTTTTAAATTGTTTTGTATTATTCATAAGGATTTTTAATTACTTCATACGTAATGTATGCTGAAGTAGAATTAAATACAACTAAAATTTTTTCATTAATTAATTTTTCAATGATATCTTTAGTTTTTTGTTTAGTCATGTTATATTTTTTCTGTAAAGACACATCGGTAAATCTTATCTCTTTTGCTACCTTACCACAATAATCTCTAATAAGTTCGAATATAACATCTTCTGTATCAGGATACCCTACTAATGTAGTATGATTTCCCAATACATATTTAACTTTAAGTTTACCTGTATTAATGATTTTATTTAGCATCTTTTTCGCTTTTTATTATTTCAGATATCTTAGTTAAGTCTAATTCACTTTCCTTAGAATCATACTGAAATTTTGCACTAATAATAGGTTCAAGAATATCAAGTATTTCAGTAGTTATAATTCTAGGAGTAAATAATTCATTAAGATCAGTAGTATCATTTAAATGAGCCACACATAATTTTCTACCTTTAGGGGCTGGTTGAAAATAAACAGTAACTTCTTTTTCATTTTTAATGTACTTATGTTTTCTACATTCAGCTTGTTCATCTTCTTTTAATTTCTTAAACGCCGTTTCAGTAATGAATTTCCCTCTGCCTATTCCGCAAGTATCCCAGTCAATATACTCTTCTAATCCTATATACGGATTCATTCCTTTACTAAATGAAATATGAAATTTAATAGGAATTGGTTGAACAAATCTATTCTTATTAGGTTTAGCATTAACTATAATTCCAGTTTGTATCTTAACATCATCGCCATCTTTAAGTTTAGATTTACCCAAGAATAAGATAATTGAAGCAGCATATTCAGGTCCTCCTCCTCCTCCTCCGATCTGTTTTGAAAACATATCCATTGTATTATGTGAAATAACTCCATTATGTAATATATAATGATGCGAATTTTTAACGGTAATGTCATATGTAGGCTCTAGCTCAGTTAAATATTCTTTTTTTATTATTTTTAATTTTTTCATAAATTAATTTATTTTTTATAAATATATTCTTTTATCAGACATATCATCTAAATTCACTATTGTATAAATATATTATCATTTACTGTTAATTCATCAGCAGATTTCCAAGAATCTTCTTTTCTCCAATCATTATTAATTAAAAATTTATGTTCTGGTGTACATTTTAGAATTTCGCCATTATCTAATTCTAATTTAATTATTAAAGACTTATTAAATTTAGTCGTTGATATTACTTCTTTATCTCCTTCTAATGTTTTAACAAATTCTCCTTCATTGATACTTTTAATTTCTTTAATTGTACCATCACTCATCAAAACTTTAACATCACCTGTCATACATTGATACGTATGGTTTGTAAAAATAAATGGAATTTTACATAGACCTAATTTTGTCATAAGAATACGGAATGTTGACTTAAGTAACTTTGCTCTCGTCATATCAGTTTTATCAGAACCACTCTTCGCATCTTCTACTTCTTTTTGTGTTGCAAGATTACCAGCAGAGTCTAATGCTATTAAAATCTTAGGTAATTTTACACCTTTATCTTTTTGCTCAAGTAATACATCAGTTAAATCAGCTACAGAAGTTCTAAATTCTTGTACGGTATTACAAGGTTCATATCTAAACTTAGAAGAATCAATTCCAAATTTTTCTACTAAATCTCGATCTACTGCATTTTCAGAATCATAAAACACTATGCTATAACCTAACATTTGAGCATGCTTAATTCCATTAAGAAGGAGATAAGTTTTACCAGTATTATGAGAACTTATTCCATTGCCAGCCCAATATCTATGATTTTTATGGAGTATTTCCCAATCATAAACATCTTCAGGATTTGTCCAAGTTTTTTTATAATTAATTTTACGAAAGCCATTTTTTGTTAATACTAAATCATCTTTGTTTAATAATGCTGACTTCACCCAGCCTTTACTAGTTTCAAATAAATGATCGCTAGATACTTTAGCAGAAAAATTATCTACGGTTTTAATCGTTATTATAGTTTTATTTGATTTTTTCCAAAAATCGCCAACTTCCAGAAAGCCATCAGGTGAATCTATAAGAAAATCGATATTTTGATAATTATCAACTAAATCTGATGCTGTTACTTCTTCAGCATATTTATCACAATGTGTATTGAATAATAAAGTTAATTCATTAATATTCATGCCATTTAATTCATTAATATCATATTCATTAAATAATACTAATTCATTGATTATAAATTTCTTTTTATCCATTGTTTTTTAATTTATTTTTTATATTAATTAATATTCTTTTTGTTTTATCATTAATGTCTTCAAAATCCCATACGAGATCTAAAGTAAATCCATCATTCATTATAACAGCATTTTTATATTCATCAAATTCTACACATTCATCATAAGTCTTATTTGAATAAACTGCTCTCCAATTGGATCTATTGCTTATATGAACACGTGGATCAGGATGAAATTTATGTCCATTAAATTCACATGCATATTTAATACTTGGTATTACAAAATCATAGAAAAATATACGTTTTTTATTATTATCATATATAAAATATTCTCTCTCTTTGTAATAAACTTTATCAAATATAATATTATTAGATTTTAATTCATTCATTAAATTATCAAAAAAATTATTTGCAGCAGTAGAAGAATATGATAAGTTCCTTCTTTGTTTAATTCTTATTAGTTTTAATTCCTCCTCGGTTTTATTTTTCCAAGATTCTTTATATAAAAATATTCTCTTGTTATATCTTTTAATTCCTTTAACTTCCCCATATCGTTCTATAAATGATTTTAATGAACTTGTATCTTGTCTTTTATATAATGCATATTCAGCATCATTTAATGTCATACCTTTATTTAGATAATATTCTAAACAGGTATTAGGTAAATAATTACTTAATCCATTTTTATAATACTCCCATCTTTTATTAGAAGCGTTAGATTGTAATTTAAAAACTTTATATTTAGCTTCTTCTTGTGTATATTTTTTACCAGTTTTCTTATTAATCTTATCTATGTAATATTCAAATCTTCTTGAATTACCTTTTTTTTTACAAATAGTTCTATAATCATCTCTTTTTGTTAAGGTATCTTGTCCCTTTGTTATAGCATTATTAAATTTTTCTGTACCTATAATTTCACCATATTTTTTTTTAAATTTTTCTAATGTAAATGTAGATTGACGTTGTTTTAATTTATCTTTTGCACATTTTAAAGAATACGAACGATCAATATAAAAATCAATAGATGTATTAAAATTACAAAATTTTTCAAAAACAGTCTTTCCTAAAATAAATTTTTTATCAAATGAAAAACTATTAAAAAATCGAGTATATTCTTGATATCTTTCATTTAAATGAATTCTATTTAAGTCAGGTTCAAATAAAGGTATATTATATACAGAATTCATTATTAAATGAAACTCTTCATAAGACCGCGGGTTTTCTAATTTCACATAAAAATATCCAGGCTTATAAAAAAATAAACATATTAATGATTTATTATTCTGTATTAATTTTTCTTGATCGTTTACCATTAGAACTTTTCATTTTATATATTCTTACAACTTCATTTTTTTGTAAACATCCGGAAGGACCTGCTAATGCAACTGCTCTATTATTTGGATAACCGCCATATATTGAACCAGTTAAACATGCATTAAGATGATAGTTACCGGTAGATATGTAATGATCAATTTCAGAAACAGTTGATTTATCCATAGTATCACCATACTTTGATATTTTATCCATTTCTTTGTTTAAATCTTTAAATGAAAATTCTTTTGCCATAATTTAATTATTTTTATCTTTATCTAGCATAAAAACAACAGAGTATATAGGATCTGTTGTTTTTTGTGAGAGTATTTTGAGTATATCCATATCTACATGGTCAGGATGTACATACCAATCTTCGAAATTATATTGTTTGTTTACTGCGATATTATTAACAACGCGAACATATCCATTTTTCTCTAAATAAGTCGCAGCTTTTTCTTTATATGATTCATTATCTAATGTATTATCATTACTAAAATATTCTCGTTTTAAATAATCATCATGTTCAAATGTAATTACAGAAAAAGTACATTTATCAAATGGGATTTTTAATAAACACTCATATGTGTTTTTAGCAGGATCTATGTCAAGCTGGAGATAATCATAATGTCCTGTCATATGTCTTTTATAATCGTATACTAATGCGTTAGTATGAATTACTTTATTTTTCCTAACAACACTGAATTTTTCAACTTCATCTATTAAAATTTCTAATGATTCACCTGTCCAATTAAAGTCCTTTTCAAGTAAAAATGTATTATTTCCTTTGATAGGGTCGGCTGAACCTATTTCAAAATATCTCCCATTACGTTTACCATTCAATACAGTCAAAACAAACATATCTTGATATGCCTGTGAATAGTTTCTTTCTATTTGTTCAGATCCTTTAAATGGTACTTTAAGATATTTATGTAATCCTTTTCTATAATATTCAGTTTTAGGAATCTTATATCCTAAAAATGTTAAATTATTTTTAATTATAGTTTGATGATTATCTGGTAATACCTGAATTTCTTTTCTATACAATTCTAAAAATAATTCACGAGATTTTGTAAATTTACCTAACCACCATGATGTAACTGCTTCTTGGAATTTAAACTCGTCTAAGCCATAATATTTTATATGATTAGATACAATATAAGAATCGTTTTGATAATTAGATTTTCCAATCATTGCTGCAACATACGCTTCATCCCATCTTTTACGTGCTTCGTGATATGCACTTAATTTAAGATAAGCTTCGGGTCTATTAGGATCATATGCAACTGCTTCATTCCATGCATTTAATTCAGCAAGATGTCTATTTCCTGGAATTCCAATACAACATGCAATCATATATAAACTATCATATATTAAATGTTTATCAATTCCAAACTCAGCGGTTCTTAAATAAAATGATAATGCAGATGCAAAGTGACCCTCACTGAAATATTTTTCAGCTAGAGCAAAAGAAAGATCTTCATTAAATGGGCTATCAATAAATCTTTCAATAAGAGAATTACTTGGAGTATAAGTAGAAGAATCTTTAACTTCATCTTTATCTTTTGACATTCCAACAACATATTCAAATACATTAGTTGGCATTCTTAAAATAAATGCAGTAGAATCTTGGAAGCCGAATGGTAATATAAAATCTTTACCATCAAATGCCATTCCACATGTAAATTCTACACTACCTGTCATAAATTTAATTTCATCAGAAGTATGTACTATATTCCAATCTTTATCCCATACAATAAATCTATGATAATATTGTGAATCTTTATTTTTCTTTTCATTAAACCAAAGATCAACTTCATGAGTTAGTGCAACATAATAGTCTTTATATTTTATAACATGGCTACTACCTCTAAGATCTCTAGGAAAATGAAAGTTCTCAGATCTAGGTTTTGTTAATATAACATCAGATGACTGTGTATCCGGATTAACTTTAACAATTTCTGTGGGATTTGTCCATTTAACATAATGCCATGGCATACCTTCAATTGGCATCCAATTTTTTTCACAGTATGAAGTAGGATTATTAGGCGGTTGTATTCTTGATCTATAAAATTCATGCCCATTACTATCAATTTTAGAGATTTCCATTCTGCCTTCACCATTCGGCTTAACATCTCTACGAACACCAGTCAGAATAGTATCACCATCCCATTCAACTAATCGCGCATCTTCATGTCCAATAAATTCCCACACAGGTTTAATATCTAATTTAGATGTATCAACTTTTTTCCAATCGGTTATTTCTAATGTATTAGAATCAAGTTCACAGATAAAATTAGTAGTACGTAAAGCTTGATCATCTTCAGGATGCATATATGTAAGTGGACCCCATTTAGATTGATGTACTTGTCTACCTTCTGAATGATAAAACAAATAAGATACGTTTCGTAATATCAAACGATGTTTGCCATTTTTATCAATCCAGATAGAAGGATTAGTTAAGCCTAATCCTTCTGAATCCTTTGAATCTATAATTAATGGAGTAATACTTCCGCCGTTTGCTAACGAAAGTTTTGATAAATTTTCTATTAACATTTTATATTTTATTTAGAATAAGTTTGTAGTATACAATAAATTTCTATTGAATGATTTAAAACCCATTACTGTAATTACACGATTTATTGGATCAAGTATAGTTTTTTCAAATTGTTTATCGTAATCAACCTGTGGTGCAAATTCATAAGGATAATCACCAGGTGTATATGCAAATACATCACAAGAATTATCTACTGAATAATACATTTTTAGTTTTTCACCGTTACCTAATTGTTGGTACTTACCTTTAGTATTAGAATTATTTAGCAAGTAATTATGATATCCTGCAGATCTTACACCGATTGGACATTTTAATCCAAATTCAAATTCTTCATAATCATTTACAATATACTTTTGGTAGTTATTAACTTTCTTTGAAAAGGAAATGTTATCGATGTTTGCTAGTTTGAATTGTCGTTTAATTTCTTTCAGCTTATTAGCAAAATCCTTAAGATTTAATTTTTTAACTGAAAAAATATAAGTAATTAATTCTTTTAATTTTTCTCTAGCAAATACGGGAGTAGATGATTGTATAATTTCAAATCCTTTTGAACTTATTTTAGTTAAATCATCATAATGAATATCAGGATCTTTCCAAGTTATATTCTGCATATACTTTTTCTTAGCAAGCCAGATTGCATTTTTAGCAACACTTTCTAATTCGAAACTTAAAAAGTTTTCACCATTAAGATCAACTGCATATTTTTCCATAATTTGATCAAGAAATGTATTTAACCTAATCTTATATAACTTTAAAATAAAATCCTTGGAAGATCCTTGCCAATCACATTTCTCAAGTACTTCCTCGAATTTTACATAAATTGAATTATGAACTAAAATATTATTTGCTATAAACGTGTGAGTTTCATCATCAACTTCTAAATCATATACATATTCATCATCAAATTCACCTACACATTCGATTGAATCTATCTCTTCAAATTTATATTTACTCACCATATTGTTTTTTTATTATATTGATAATTCTATCAAAAGTTTTTTCTTTAATTAGATTATAATCACTTTCCCATATAGTAAGGGTAGATATATTATGATCTTGTAATAAAGCATTAATTCTAACAGCTTCTTTACTTCTTATTTCTTTAGCAGACATATCAGTATACCAAAAATCAGAAAATGTATCTTCATATAAACTAGGATTTGCATGAAAATAATCACCATTAAATTCTATACAAAGATTAAGATCTTTAATAAAAAAATCCAAAAAATAATACTTTCCACTAGATTGACAATATTTACCAAATTCACCGTATTTATTACCGGCATAATATATCACAAATTCTTTAAAAATATCGTCATAATTTATTAATTCATTAAAACATTTCATTGATATATTTGAAGTATATAATAAGGAAGAATTTATTTTCTTGATATAATGTTCAAATTTTATTATGCCCTCATCTTTACCATATCTTTTAATAAAATTATCTATAGTATTTGCTTTTGATTTACACAATTCAGTCCAATAATCAATACCATATTTTTGAATGACATAATTTTTTGACTTTGTTTTTTTCTGCGCTCTTAAGTATAAGTTCCATTTATCAACACCATCTATACTACCATGTTTTGATATTAAATTATTTAATGTTACTGCTCGCGATTTATTAAATCTATCAAATTCAGTTTTAGTCCATCCAAATTTTTCTTTCTTATATTCAAAACTATTACTTATAGATTGTTTTAGTTTGTAATCATTCCACATATTATTACCTTTTTCTATACCATGCTTCTCTATTAAATTACTTAATGTAGGTACTCTCTTCTTATTGTGATAATTAATAATATTCATTGGAATATCAAATGCAAATGATACATATTCATTTAAAGTGTTAAATATTCTACTTTTATTTTTAAATTCATACGAAGGCTTTTCGTTAGTTAAACATACTGAGCATTTTGTAATATGATATTTTTTATTATCAATTATTTTAAATGTTTTATATGATGTGCCTGAATAAAAAATATTACCTTTATTTTTGCCTTTTGTTCTAATACCAGCTGTAGTATTTTCATAAAAAATAGAATTACCACAACTTGTGCAATATATTGCACTATCATCATTTTTCTTTTGCCATGAAGTAAGTTCATTTTGTGTCATATATAACTGTTTTAATTTATATATTTATATAGACACAAGTTTCTGTCTATATACAGACAAAACTTTATCAGTCATTAATATTTCCGAAGGTTTAACTTCAGTTTTAATACCGTCTCTAAAAACAATTAACGAATGGTCATTAGTAACAATTACTTCTTTTCCGGATTTAAGTTTAAGTTTCCATTTTTTCTTAGAAACTTTATGTCTTATTATTCTATTAATAGGAACATAATATAAACCTTTGTTATTTGACCAATTAAGAGTTTTAAAATCAGTATTAACACTTTTATGACCTGATAAAGTATCACCAGCATTTCCTAAATTATTATCTAAAGAATGCTGATACATTTCTTCTATTGTCATATCACCAAAATCAGTATTAATAACAGTATCACAACTTACCGAATCTGTATCTATATATATACCAACAGGTTGCGTAACTTTATCAGTTACGGTTATTCCTAATTCTTTATGAGCTTCTACGTCTTTATGCCAAAATTCTCTAAAGTACTTATTGAGTAATTCTTCAGTATATAGAATCGCATCTTTACCTTGTAACGTAATAGTCTCAGCTATATCTACATTAAAGAAATAAAACCACTGATTACCAAAAGCGCCGTAAATACTGTTCAATAGTGTTTTTATTCCTTGTTCAAATGTATAATACTTATCAGCTAATAATTGTAATTTTGTAATTTCATCTTCTATTTTCTGTCTTTCTACTGCAGTCATTCATTCTTTTTTTTATTGTTCTTCGTCTGTTATTGCTACTGCAATTGTTAGATGAGTGTCAGTATCTAATGATTTGAATACTACTTTATTTTCACAAACGATAACTTTATAATTTTCTTTATCTAAAAGATTTAGATACTTCTTATAAATTACAACTTCTGACTTTGGTATGTCTGATTCAAATGTATGAGTTATTGTTGTATTAAATGATAACCCATTAACATTTACACCTTTATCACTTGTTGATAAAGTAAATACTTCTTCATCTTTATCAAGATTAAATAATGATTTCATTCTATCAACATGTGTTGTTAAAAGATCGAATTCAAATAATTTACCATCAGGGGCAAATGCTCTACTCATTTCATCTTTACTCATTTCCATAAATGATAATGATGGATCAGCACATGATATCGTAATTTCTAAATCCTCATTTTTTAATATAAGATCGCTAGCCATAAGCTCGCCTTCATATTCATTATACTTAATACTTCCTTCAATGTCTCCGTTAAAATGAGATAAAGCATCAATAACTTTATGTCCATTATAAAAGATAACTTTAATTGGAGAATCTACTTGTGCATCAAATACATCTTTAGAGTTAACCGTTACTAACTTAACCGCGTCTCTCTCAGGAAAATACACAGATGAAACAGTACGGTTTTTGCCAATTTTGATAAAGATAAATTTATCGATTGGTAATAATTTTTTTATGAAGCTACTTAATTCATAGCCGTCAACTTTGTCAATTTTAATTTCCATTTAATTTTAGTTTTTATTTATTATTATAGTTAAAAATATCATTTTGTTTTGAGAAATATTTAAGTAAATACCATGTATGTAATTATTAATACCCATATTATAAGAAATATTAAACCTAAGTTTTCCATTTAACACTTGATCCAACATAGGTTGGAGGGTCTGCCATTGCGTTCCATTTACTACCACCAGAATATCTATCATAAAACAAAAAATCCCAAATTACATAAGGGACTTTTCTTTTTATTCTGAGTATCAAAGGATCTTTACGTTTCCGTTTTAATTCTTTCATTATCGTATGTAATCTTTAGGATATTTAGACAATCTCATTCTACAAAATAGATCCTTCCAAAATCCAAGTTTATAAGTATTAAATTTAAACTTTCTATAATTAAGTTATCCAGCCGGTAATATTCCGGTTTTCATACGCTTACATAAACTTAAGATTTTTTCTGATGATTGAGATACACTTTCACTAATAGTACTTTCAGTACTTAATTGATATATCTTAGGTTCATTAATATCACGATTACCTCTACCTACAATAATTTCATTATTAGGAATCATATGTGTGGCATAAACACGTAATCCACCTATATGCCCTTTAAGATCAACATATATATTCATATTTCCATCAACTGTTACAAATTCAAAACCAGGAATATCTCCTATTATTGCACAAGTAGAATTTGATGCTAATATAAAATTACCAGGACCTCTTCTCCCTTCACGTGCTATTCTATTAGCTGCAATAAGTATTTTAGAAAAAAGCCTACGTGACTTAATATTTCCCTCATTATATTTGTTAAACTCATTACTATAATAATATCTAGGCTGATATCCAAACACCTTATTAACAAAAGCTTTAATTTTATTTTTATTTTCTTCTGTATAATAAATTAATTCTTCTGCATTATCAGAAACTAAATTTATAATATCTTTATGTTCCTGTGCAACCATCTCAGAACTAAGCGCTGATTCAATTTCAGCATTAGTGTCAATATATTGCTTGGACATGTCATTTAAATTATCTACTAATTCTTTATTAAGAGTTGTACTTACTTTAAATGTTTCTAACTCAATAGTTTCTGTTTTAATCTGTAATCCTATTGTGACAGCAGGTTCTGGTAAATGATTAAAATCCGGACCAAACTCAAATGTTGAAAAAGTTGTTTTGTCATCTTCTAATTCTACCATTGCTAAATAACTTACTGTTGATGTTTTATCTTTTACTGTCTCACAATAAAAGTTATCTTTAAATTTTAAATTTCTCAAAATACTGATTTTTGTTTTTTTAATGCTACTTGATGTGGCTGAACATCTTTAAATGCAGGTGGTGCCCAATCCTCATCATATAAAATATCTTTAAGTTCATATTTTGGTTGATACCTAAATCCAAATTTCCATTCAATACCTTGTAGAAATTGTCGTAAGAATATTGGTTTTTTAGTACCGATAGCATAATGTAGTAAAGAAGGTGTTACTTTCTTTAAATAAGTAGGCTGTGTTTTTTCCAAGTATGCCTTTTTATCTATATTTAAGATTAATCGCAAGTCTTTAGATTGTATAAGATCGACAGTTCTACCTTCTTTGAGTAAACGATGAACATTAAAATGTTGAAATCTCTGTTCAACAGTCCAACTTGTATATCCTTCAAAATCAAAAAATAAATGATGGGTCATAGGACTCTTAATGAATCTTTCGACATAGTATTCCATCTTTTCATCATGTCCGTAAATAATATTACCGGCATTAATAGAAAGCTTATTAACTTCTTCAAGACTAAAATCACTCTCAAACATTTCATTAAATCCTGCAAGAGTTTCGTATTTATCTTTATTTCTTAAATAAAATAAATTTTCTTTCTTATATCCAAACTCTTTATACTCATTAAACATATAACTTAAATCGTTAAAAATGAATACATCATCATCAGATACATATGTTCGTTTTACATTATATTTTTCTTGTAAGTATATTGGCATTAGCATTTTAAATATACAACCGTGAGTCAATAAATATTCTTTAGCTTTACCTTCATAGTTATGTTTTTTGATGTAATATTCATATAATTCACTAATCACAACATATTTTGCATCAATAAATACTTGGTGCTCATGATTACTTATTACTCCTTTAACATCATCTATTGAAACCTTTGTGGTATCAACAAATAAATACATGTCAAAATTTTCATTAGTATCTTTAGGATAATATGTCAATAGAATATTCATGAACTCTAAACTTGATACACCTATCGCTATAGCATTTTCTTTCATTATATTACACTTTTAATTTTATAATTGTTAATAGTTTCAGATTTAACAAATGTACGTTTTAGATCATCTTGTTTTAAAAAGATATATTTATCATCAGGTTTTAAAGATCCATTAATGAAATTAATTACTTGATGAGTATAATCTTGAGCAGTTTTAACTGGTACATTTTGTGCAATATGATTCCAAACTTGATTTTCTTCTGTTAAATTGAAATCATGAGGTAATCCCATTAACCACATGCATTCTCTAATATTCAGAAAACGATCTTCGGTTGGATGAACTAATACATGCATATTTTTACCAATTATTGCATTAACATGTTTATGAACAAAGAACGGGCTTGAATCCCAATAACCTTTACCCATATCTAGTTTTCGTTTAATATGAGCTAATTTAGGTCGTTCATCTCCTTCTAAATCCGGATAGTTTTTCTCAAGCCATTCAATAGCTTCTTCAACTAAATCATTGTTACTAATATAATGATATAAAGCACCTAAATAACTTGTTCTAAATTCAGCAAAGGTTTGATTTGTTTTTTCTAAAATAAATTCTAATAATTTCCAATCAGAAACTGGAGTATCTCTAGTAAAAAATTTATCTTGATAACTTGCAGATTCCGGAATTTGCAATAAATATTCAGCTAACTCTTTATCATTATTAGATTTATTAGTCCAGTTTAAAACAGGTACAAATTTACTCTTCCAGAAAAAATAGAAAGTTCTTTTTCTATGTTGAGGTATACCATGCAAAAATGTATCAGTTTTTATAATGCTTACTGTGTAACCGTATTTTTTAGCAATGTTTTTTAGCTTAATAACAACACCATCTCCAACCGAAGTAAATAAACCAGGAGCATTCTCGCCCCAAAAAACAGTAGGCTCGATATTTTCTAATACCCAATTTGCAGTTTTATAAATCCAATCATTTTGTGTAGCATCACTACCTCTAGCAAATTTACCGGATGAGGCGTTATTTAATTGAGATAACCCTGCGCATGGACATACAGTACTTACAAAATCAATTTTACCATGATATTGTTCTTTGAGTTCTTTAGAAACTTCATCAGTAATATTATAAGGATCATTTTCTATTTCAGATAATACATGATATGGAACGTCATCTAAATATTTAACAATATGAGAATCATTTTTTGCAAATGCTTCATAACTAACAATAAATTCAGGCTTGTGGCCAACAGCATTTTTATTGCCTACTACCATTCCGCCGATAAGCGGGATCACATTAGCATATGTAATTTTACTCATTTTCTTTTTGTTTATTAATTTCTCCTTCAATCCAATCATAAGTAATTTCCATACCTTCAATTAAAGGTTGTGAAACTTCCCAGCCCATCCATTTTTTATAAAGTTCATTATCTGAATTTCTTCCGTTTACTCCAATTGGACATGCGTGGCCATACTTATCTTCAAATTCTTTACCTTCAATATTATGAATTTTAATATTCTTTCCGGAAAAGTTAACTGCCATTTCAGCTAACCCATTGATAGTAATCATTTCTTCAGATCCTATATTAACTGGACCTAAAAATTCATCATGATTCATAAATCTTTCGATTGCTTCAAGACATTCATCAATATAAAGAAATGTTCTAGTTTGAGCACCATTGCCCCAAACTTCTATTTCATCAGCTTTAATATCATATATATGATCTTCAGGTTTCGCTAAAATAGCTTTTCTACACATAGCAGCTGGAGCTTTTTCTCTTCCACCTTCCCATGTACCGTACGGTCCAAATATATTATGAAACCTTGCTATCTTAACATTTAATCCATAATTTCTATGAAATGCTAAATATAATCTTTCACTAAATAATTTTTCCCAGCCATAATCTGAGTCAGGATTTGCAGGATATGCAGAATCTTCTTTACAATTAGGATTGTTAGGATCCACTTGATTATGTTCAGGATACATACATGCAGATGAACTATAAAAGATTTTACCAACTTTTGTATCTGTTGCAAATTTAGATACATTAAGATTAACTAAAGCTGAATTATGCATGATATCTGCATCGTTTTCTCCAGTGAAAACAAATCCAGCGCCACCCATATCAGCAGCTAATTGGTATACTTCATCGAAAGATTCAATTGAACTATAAGGTGCTTTATAAAGATTATAATTAATTGGGTGATGATTAGAATATTCTAATCTAAAACATGCTTCGACTATTTTAGGATCTCTTAAATCACCTAGAACAAAATCATTACAGAAATCTTCATCCTTATCAAAATATTCATGGCGTTTTAAATCTACTACTCTAACCCAGTAGCCTTGTCTTTTTAATTTTTTAGCTAAATGGCCACCGATGAATCCACCACCCCCTAATATTAATGCAGTTTTTTGTCTCATATCTTTATTTTATTTTTTAAATTCATTTCTATAACACTTCCAAAAATGTAGAGCTTTTTCTGGTAATAAGTCTTCAAAATAATCTGATTCAATTATATCAAGTGTATTACGATATCCTATAATCTCAGCTTCTAAATTTGTTACTAAATCTTGTTCGTTTCTGTCTTGGAATACAGTAGCAACATCATATACAACAGAATTTGGAAAATACTTTTGTACTATATATGAACCCCAAATATCATCCATTCTACCAGTAAAAGGCAATACGGCATAATAAGGTATAAGTTCACGAGCAATAAATGTATTTTGTGAATTAAATGGAGCAATTTGTTGACTTCCATAAGGAGCAGTTATATCAGAATACTTAACACAAGGTAAATGAGTTAATCTTGCCATAGCATCAATATCCGGATCACCGTCCCATAAATTAGCTTGAACTAAACATTGTTTAGTATTAAGGCCTCTATATTGTATATCATTTTTTACTGTTAAGTATTTAAGAGGATATCCTCTGTGCCATAAATGATTATCTTTTGTTGGAGATAATGGATCAAAATAAGGTGCAGACATATTTTCATACTCATCGTATACAACATCTTCACCAACTAAAATATTATCACCCCAATTTGGGTATGGAATATTATCATCATCTACAGTTGCTAATACATCACAACCTGTATTATATGCATATACAAAACCAATATTTCTTCGTTGAATTTTTTTCCATTCAATTGCATCGCTTAATTCAGGATATACTTCTTCCTGCATATCAGGGTCTAAATAAACAACACGTTCATAAGTTTCTTCTAATTTTCTATACTCATGATGAGGAGTTTTTAAATCACCGACAATAACAAATGTAAAGTTTTTCTTTTTCTTAGTAATTTCGCAAAACTTTAATGTTGCCTCAGTTGGAGAATTAATCGTAGTTGTAACTATCGTTATTTTTTTCATATTAAAAAAGTTTATTATTTTTAGTTTCTTTAATTACTTTGGTTGTTGCGCTAAATAAAGAAGTGCTAGTATCAGAAAGTCTTACATCTAAGTTAGATTCTTCTAAATTTTCATTTATTAAATCAATCATAAATTTACCGGTGTATGCATTAGATATCAATATATTTTGTAAATGCTTAATGAATTTAATTCTTTTATCAGGATTCTTATCAAAATATTCCATCTTTTTATAAAAATCATCTGCGCTTTGTAATCTTAATGGATGATTTTCCGGAACTATATGAAATTGTGTATCATAATCAGGATGGAAAAACGGAAGTACTCCTAATTGTAACATTTCAGCATATTTTGAAGTTACCCAGCCTGCTGCTGTTGGTAATACAATTGTGTATCGTGTTTCTAAAAAAGTTCTATCTAAATCTTCTGTTGCAATATATCCTTTAAATTGAGAATAATCTCCTTTAAAATAATCAGACCATTTGCCAAATACTCTAGCGTTAGCATCAGGGTCTTTATCTAAAACATATTCTTTGATGATATCATATCTTAAATCCTTCTTTGAAGTAGGAGAAGAAAGTTGCATAGATACGATTGTAAATTTATGAGGTTTTTCAATATCAGTAGGATCTATAACTCCACTATCCATTAAATTCATTTTTTCAATACCGCTATATCTAGACACAATATTTCGAGTTGTGTAATCGCCATTTTCAACTGATGCATCGCGTTTTAATTCCTTAACTCCAAACCATTCAATATCAAAATCCTGTTGGCCTAGTACCTTTTGTGGTAGGTTAACAATATCTCTATATCTCATTGAAGGTTTAACGTATCGTGGATCTGTTGCTAATAACCACCACTTTAATCCAGTCATATTCAAATAATAGATTATTTCACTTGCGTAAAATAAAGTCATATCTAAACATTTTACTGGTTTATAAGGTGGCTTAAGAGTATTAAGATATCCTGGTAATGCAGTTGTACTCCATCCTTGTGAAGTAAAGCCAAGTCCAAAGTCTGCTTTAATTCCTAAATCATTTAATGTCTTGTAAAAATTCATATAATAATTACGACGTTCTTCTAATGAATCAGGTTTTTTCCTAGAAGAGAGGGCAGGTATTTCAGAAAAAGGATCATATATTTTTTTCTGAGGATCAAATTTTATTCTTTCTTCTGCAGATAGACGACCCCAATCACTATGAGAAAGTAATAAAATTCTTTCGATATTTTCATTTCGTAAAAGAAGTTTCATAGTGGCATAGTACTCAGTACTACCATCTGAACGTAATAGTTTCTTTTTGCTAAATTTTATGGCAGAACCTACTACGAAAAATGCTACTGTTGATTTTTTCATGAGTTGTATTTAATTAAATTTATAATAATTATATACACTAAAATCAAAAGGTTTCAAGAAAATTGTGGGTTTTTTAACTAGAAATGGACTATCTAGTTGTTAGATAGTCCATTAAGTAAGGAAGAAAAAGGGAAATATTATTTATAAGTTGTTTTTAGTTTCTTGTACGTTAAGTCTAAGTTCTTGTGCTAATGTTTTAAGATCTTGCATTGACTTTCTTATTCTAACTGCAGCTGCTTTATTGCCTTTCTCATAAAATTTTTCTACATCAGCTTCAGTTGTTGCAATTAAATCTTTTATTTTTTCAAATGTATCCATAATGTTTATTTTTTATTTGTTTAATTATATATTTAAAGTTGTACTATTAAAATTTTCCTTTGCGATTTCTTACAAAATTTGTTGTTTGTGGTATGTAAATATAATTATGACCATCTTTTTTAACCTTGTCCATTATACGTTTGAACATATCAATATCGCCTGCTATAACAGATTTGTTTCTAGGTTCAGTATTTTTTTGATCATTTACATTTCTGTATTTAAAAGTTCCTATTAATTTAGGACGCCAAGATACTGATGAATGACCAGTATTTCCTGATACGTATCCTTTATTATTTACATCTAATGTAGCTTTTTCATCAGGCATCATCATATATGATTTAGATGAATTAGGTGCATCAATTTTTTTCTTTGATTGTGTAAATACAAAACCTATATCTGGAAACTGCGTATATGTTTTTGCTAATAATTCTAAATGATTAGATGTCCATTTATCATCATGATCAAGTCGAACAATGTATTCAATATTATTTGATTTACACATGTCAATTCCTTTATTCATTGCAGCAGTACCACATGTCATCCATTTTTGTTCAGATGTTATATTAGAATCTCGTTCACCCGGTGATGATAAATTATGATATACATATTGATCTGAACTTAATGTTGATTTTAATAAATCTTTTACTTCTTGATCATCTTCATATGCATCACCAACTATAAACAATTTCCAATTTTTATATTTCTGTTCTTTTATTGATGTTATTGCATCTTTAAGAAGATCAATAGTAGTCATATGAGCTGCTCGTGAAGCATGTACATTACCATCTTTTTTAATACGGTATGTTGGTAAAACAATACCAAACTTAATATTACTATCAATTTCGTTGGTTAAATTCTTTTCAGTAAGTAAATTAAAATTAGAATCTTGTATATAATTTTCTAGAAGCAAGTATTCATTATAAGATAATAGCATTCGCTTTATTTTTTATTATATATTCTGGATTGAATTCAATATTTGATTTGATATTTCATCGACATCTTTAAATGTAACACCATCATGACATGGCAAACATAAAATTCTAGATGAGATATCTCTACTTACTGGACATACGTTAACATTATCAAATATTTCTAATGAATCTAAAGATGGGTAAAAATAACGTCTGGCTAAAATTCCAATATGTTCAAGATCTTTATAGACTTTTAAACAAGCTACTTCACTATTGAAAATAATTGGCATATATGAATAATTATAAGATTTTTTATCAAAACTCTGAAATTTAATATTAGAATGTTTTAATAACTTATGATATCTTTCAGTTAAATGTTTTCTATGAGATATTGTCATATCCAATAACTCTAAATTAGATAAACCAATACATGCAGAAATTTCATGCATTTTTCCATTGGTACCATCATGAGCAATATCTTTGGAATCATCATGGCCAAAAAATCGTAATCGTTCTATTAATTTAGCACTATCATTATCTGTAGTTATTATAGATCCACCTTCACCTGTATTATAAATTTTTGTCGCGTGATATGAATGTGTAGATATATCACCATATTGCGAAATATCAATTCCTTTATAATTTACACCTACTGCGTGTGCTGCATCATATATAACTTTTAAATTATGCTTATCTGCAATTTTTTCAATTGCTTCAATATCACATGGATTAGAAAAAACATGCACAGCCATAATTGCTGAAGTATTTTCAGTAATTAATTCCTCGATTTTTTCAGGATCTATATTAAGAGTATTAGGATTAATATCAACAAAGATAGGATTATAACCTGCCCAAACAATAGATGCAGGTGTAGCAATCCACGTAAAAGATGTAGTAATAATATCTGAGCCTTTTGGTAATTCTAATGCTCGTAATGCTATTTCTAATGCAACAGTACCATTTGTCACAAGAGAAAGATTTGGGATATCCCATTTCTTTTTTAATTGAATTTCTAATTCTTGAACTTTAGGTCCATTATGAGTTAAAATGCCACTATCCCATACTTCTTTAGCCAGGATAGCAAAATCATTAAAATTACTTAATGTCGGTTGAGATACTACAAGTCGATACATCTGATTGCCAATTTGATTGTTTAATTATTTCTTTATGATGTGAGTTATCATTATTTTCTATTCTTCGTTTAAAATCTACTAAGATATTAATAAAATGATCATCAATAAAGGTACGTGTTTTTGTTTCATTATTAAGATATTCTACTGTCACTTCGACAGGTGTTTCGTTAGTTGGTGTAAAAATTCTATTAGATTTAATTGTACCATTATCACCTACTATTTCAACATTACACTTATATGTTGATTGAAAACTCCATGTTAAAAATGCAGAAGTTCCTTGTATGTCAGTTATGTAACAATTACCACCAATATCTACATTATGTTTATTTGATATTCGGTTTGTTGCAGTATATGAATATACGTCATCTAATATAAGAGAAGCTAATTTAATAGGATATCCACCAGCATCATATAAACATCCACCGCCTAAAGTTTTTTGATATCTAAAATCAGTTAAAGTATTTCTTGGTGGAAATTCAAATGATGATTTAATATATTGAAGATTTCCTATTGTAGGTATATGTTTTTTTATAAACTCCCATTGGGAATGAAATTCAAATGCATAATTTTCTTGTATTATAACACCATTACGCTCAGCTTTATTAATAAGATATATCGTTTCATTAAGATCAGTAGTTAATGATTTTTCACAAAAAACATTGATTCCTTTATCAATAAAAATATTTATGTAATGTGTATGTAATCCTGTTGGCGTAGAAATATATACTGCATCTACATTTTCAATAGAATATAAATCATTAGTATAATTCAGAATATCAAATTCTTTTGCAAATAGTTTTGCTTTATTAATATCACGACTACACACCAAAACAATATCAATTCCTGGTATTGCTTTTAATGCCGGAATAATTTTACGTTTTGCTATATCAGATGTATTTACTATTGCTATTTTCATATTGGTAATAAGGATAAAATTGAACGTGCTTGAATATTTACATAATTATTATATTGCAAAAATGTTTTTAATTGTTGTGCAGTTAACCATAAAAAAATATCATATACATCGATATCATCAGTTATTTCAATTATCATATTTCTATTTTGCTCTTGGAAAAATCTGCCACCTTCTTCTGATTGCATTACATCGAATAATATTGCATCAGTATCTAAATTATTTTTAAAGATATCATAGTATGGAGATTCATTTAAATTTTCATTAGACAATTGAATAGTTGGAGCCATCTCAACACCATCAAATGAACCAATCTCATCTTTAAGCTGTACAAGTAAATGATAAACATTATTAATTTTTTTAACAAAGAAACAACATACACCAGTATTTTTAGGTTTAATCATTGGTTGATCCCATGCAATATTTTCACGGTTATCAATAAAAATGTTATATCCTACAATATCAAAATAATTATCATAAACATTTATTATTTTCCCATCCTCGTAAAACCAATCATCAGTTTCGCTTAATTTTATAATCTTAGATTCTTTTTCTCTCTTAAATTTAAACTCTGTTATTTTTGATAATATTTCTGGATATGAATGTTTATAAACATCTCTAATTAATAATGAATCAAGCCAATCATTTTTATCAGACAATAAAACCCTATTAATTTCAAATACATCAGTTAAATAAGAACCAAAATGTATACAACTTATAACTGTTCTTGTGTCCATGTTAACAGTATTATCATATTGTATCATTGATATGATATCGCCTAATGTCAACCAAATAAAATTAGGATGTTCTAATTGTTCATTAATATTTACAATTATATTTCGATTTCTTTTTTTATAAAATCTACTACCTTGCTCTGACTGTAATTGATCAACTAAAATTTTTGATTTACTTTTTAAAAAGTATTCTATAAATGGTGTACTTGATCCACCATGAACTCTATTAAAATTACTTTTTGTTGATTGTACAGTTGGAGATAATTGTACGATATTAATGTTACCAGGCTCAACTTTTGCTTGAACTAAGAAGTGGAGAATTCCATTTATTTCAGTTGTTATGAAACCAAGTATTCCTATTTCAGGCTGATTAATTATAGGTTGATCCCAAGAATGATCATTTAAAGAGTTTCTTCTTAATTGTATCTGATAAAATTTACCAGATTTATGAGATAACCCATATTCATTAAAATCCCAAGATTTTAAATCTTTTAAATCTACCTCATCTATTTTAGTTTCAATACTTCCTCGTCTTTCATTAATCCATGAAAGAATTTCAATATCACTATAAGATCTTGCATATAATGATTTAATAAAATTTAATCCTTGTCTCATTTTGAGATTTTAATTTTTTATGTATTCATACATATATTTTAAAAATCTATCTAAGATAGATTTTACTGTTTTTCGTTCTTTTGGTGAATACATATTATCTCTATAATCAAAAAATGAAACATACATATGAAAGATATCACCTTCAACTTCACCAAAAGGTTTTTTCATTTTCTGGAGAATCTGATTATCATTATAACCCAGTGATCGATATTCTTCAACTGCTTCGATAGCAAAAGCCATCATTTCTTGTTTACTTGATAAGTATTTATATTGGTGTCTAGGATCAGTTCCTAATGCTGCAATAATACCTTCAGCATCATAAATACCATTTTTTCGTTTTATTTTTGATATTTGTTCTCTATGGACTAATTCATGAGCTATACATCTGGAAACTATACTTATTAAATTCTTAAAGAAATAATCATCTTCGAATATTTCATAAAAATAATCAGCATAATAAATAATAACATTTCCTGAAGCATCAGTTGATGCTTCTATTATACCAACTTCAGTCATGTTACTAAATTGACTAGTACCAAAACCAGCTTCAAAACTTACTCTATATGTTTTAAAATTAGAATTGAGAATATCTGCAATTTCAATATTTCCTAAATCTTTGTCAATTAATTCATCTTTAATATCATTAAAAACTTTATTAACAAATTTCGTATCAATATTGTATGATCGTTCGTTAATAAAGTTTTCAAATAATTGTATATACTCCATGTTAAAATTAATTTTACTATAGTTAATTTATATATTATCCATTAACATTAGTACCTTTACATCTACAAGGATTACCGTATGCTATTATATTATTTGATATATCCTTTGTTACTACGCTACCTGCGCCAATTACACAATCATCGCCAATTGATATCCCAGGTAATATTACACTACCTGCACCAATGAATGTTCTTTTACCAACCTTTACATTTCCACATAAAGTAGAATTTGGTGCAATATGAGAAAATTTTCCAATTTCACAATTATGATCAATTGATGCAGATGTATTAATAATAGCATGATCTCCAATTTTTACGTCGTTTTGTATAACTGCACCTGGTGCTATTAAAACCCCATCACCAATAAACTCAGCAAAATTATAAACTGATTTATCAATGTTATCATAAATTATATTACAAAAATGATCTTCTAATCGTTTTGTAATATATTCTCTATCTTTACAATTACCTACACCAATCATCCAGTAATTACCATATTGGTTGGGCGCATTCATATAATCTGAGTCATCATATAATTTACATTGTCTATTATACAATGATTTAATCATATTAGCATGTACACTTTTTCCGTAAATATTAATCATAATTTATTTTTAGTTATCTTTCTTTAATTCTTGTTTTAAATCATATATCTTTTGCTGATATTCAAATGATTTACCTTTATATTCTTTACGTTGAGAATATAATTTAGTTAAAATACCTTTAAGAATAGAATCTTCAGTAGAATATGTTGCACCTGTTATCGATACAATTTGATCCTTATTTTTCCTTTCCTCTTTTATATTTTTTTGATCAGTCATTTTAATAAAACTTTCAGGAGAAATATTAACTTCCCTCATAATAGAAGGGTATAGAGATGCAAAATCAAAACATGCAACTGCATCGTGCATTCCAGTAATAGGAGCTTTAACAAAGGCACCTTCATATGGTTGATGTTCCTTATTTCTTAAATTTGGATCAATTCCCATTACTTTATCCTTCGTTAAAAATTCTCTACATAAAAGAGATTCAGTAATTGAAACTGGAGAAGCTGCTTTGAATACACTTATCTGACTTAAAGATGCAATAGTTAATGCAATGTCCATCGTTTTGATTTTTTCATGAATCAAATAAACTAAAGCAGTATCTATAATATTATAAAAAATATATTTTGTATAATCTTTTTCAAATAAATCTTGAAGAGTGCCTTCATATTTAACTTTCCTAATACCTATAACTGCTTCGCCCACTGTATCGAGCTTAAGATCTTCTTTAATATCAATAGTTCTATCCCATTTAGCATAAATATCTAAATAATCCATTACGCCAACATGAGAGGGAAATTCGTTCTTACCGAAAACCTTTCCGATTGGAGAAGATAATGTAATATTAACACCTAATTTTTTACATCTATTAATAATATATGCCCAGTCAAACTTTATAAAATTCCAACCGGTCATCATCGGAAACTTTTTAACAAAAGAATCCATAAATGTATATAACATATCATACTCGGAGGTGAAACATTTAAAAATAAATTCAAAATCAAAATTAATATCTTCAAAGTGTTTATTAACTTGATTTTGAATTTTTAATTGTTGATCTCTCGTTAAATCTTTAGTTGCTAAAACAACGGCTTGTCGTTCAGGTGTTACTACACATATAGCAGTTACTGGATTTTCAGCCTTTCCTGGTTCTGGAAATTTATCAGTGACTTCTACTTCAATATCAACAAAATATGTTCTAGGAAAATTATGTTCAAATATTGTATTTTTATCAGTCCATGGTAAACTTTCTATATATTCAATTACTCTATACTTATTAAGAAACTTAGCCTTTCTCTTTCTTACAGGTTTTCCATCCCAATTTGTAATTTTTTTATCAGCTCCTTTATCACCAGATTTACAAATTTCCCAATTAAACATATCATCTGGTTTAAGATCATATGATTTAAATCTTGTCTTGCCGTTTAGGTTATAATAAGAAACCCATAACGATCTATCTTCTTGTGAGATATCTAATAACATATATTTAATTTTTATTTTTATTTAATTCCGCTTGATCCAAATCCACCCTCGCCTCTATTAGTATCTGAGTCATATAAAACACAAAGATCTACCATTTCCAATTCACTTGGGCCTAATGGAATTAATACGAATTGTACTATTTTATCTCCTGGTGCTATTGTAGCAACTCGTCTACCTACATTTGTCAAATTAATATGAACTTCACCCTGATATCCTGCATCAACAACACATGCACCTACTGTAAACTTTTCTTTACTGCGACACCTGATTTATTAAATGCAACAAGTACAAATCCTTTAGGTACATCAACTTTAATTCCAGCAGGAATCAATACTGATGATTGTGGTGATAATTCTATCGTGCTAAAATCTTCAGGTATAAAAAAATCTATACCTGCATCAGTTTCATTTGCTCTAACCGGGCTTTTTACATCCCTTATTTTTGATAATCTTAATTTAGATCTAACCATATAAAATGTTTATTTTTATATAGCTAAATCCCTATTTAGTTTAATCTATTTTTTCATTAATTCTAAGGCATTACGAATATTACTATTTACTGCTTGTACTGTAAGATTTAATTCCTTAGCTATGTCTGAACTTTTCATTTCAGTTTCATGACCTATACCGAATTTCATTTCGACTATATTTTTTTGCTTAGGCTTAAGCTTAGAAAGTAACTTTGTAACTTCATTAAATAAATGATCTTCATTATGTTGTTCCTCAACTTTAGGTAAATAAAAACCTTGATATGAATTATCTAATGTACAAACTTTAGGAGCTTCATCAGTAAGATGTGTCCTATGAGCAGGAATTCTAATTATTCTACTTTTATTATTTAATGCTTGTCGTATTGTAGCTTTTATCCACTGTGAAGCATACGTAGAAAATTTGCCTAACTCCGGATTAAATTTATCCCTAGCTATACATAAACCAATAGTACCTTCATGAATTAAATCTTCAAGTGAAAGTCCCATCCCTTGATATTTTTTTGCAAAATATACAACCAGACGAAGATTACCTAATACTAAATCATCAGAATTTTTTAAATTACCAATTTCTTTGTAAAGAATTTCATTATACATATTTTACCATTTTTAATTTATAATTAAATATAATCAATTTTATTGGGAATAAAAAATATTTAGGAGACTTTTTTCTTTTAAACTAAAAAAAGGCAACATTAAATTAATAATATTGCCTTATAATCATTACAGGATTGTGTTCGTATTATTCAGTTCGGCAACTATATCTCGGTTTACATCCTAAATTTCTATTGAAATACCTACTATTATTCGACATTTTAATTTCTTCATCTTTAGAGAACTTGATGGTACAATATTTTATAAACCGATTTGTAACTTTATCGGGGCGGCCTTAGGCCTTTCTGATTTTAATTTAGCTTTTTGTTTGCTGAATCAATCCTTTGTTGTATTTCCAGGATAACTGCGTAACTTCGTAATTGTCTAGTTTAGTTTTAATTTGCTGAACGTATCCTTTTAAAAATTATATATTGAGTTTATGAATTTGTTTTATAAACAATAGGTTCATATCTTTCAGTTCCTATAGTTTGCATCATTATACCAATAGGTGTCATATCAGAACCACTCATTAATGATTTCATTATTGCTGGTGAAAATCCACTAATTAAAGCGGTACCAGTTTCATTATATGTAACAGGAACATTATCATGACGAGATTGAATATTCCAATAAACAATATTAGGCATTTCATAGCCTGCTGCTTCAAACATATTACGAGCCATTTGTTGAGCACTTACATTACAACCAGTACTTCTTCTAGTAGCTTGATCAAATTCCATATCTGATAAAATTAAAATCTGAGTTGGCATTTCTTCTTGTGAAATATTATGCTTAGTTGCTTGATTTAAAATTAATTTATAAACAGCTTGAATATTAGTATTCATACCCCATGAACTATTATACATTTGGTTATATCTTTCATATAAATTACCACTAACATGTTGTAATTGTGGATTACTTGAGAATGTTATAAAATGATCTTGAAATGGTCCTACATTTCTTTCACTTATATATAATCCTAATGAAATAGCAACATCCATACAAGTTACATTTTATATCGCCTGCAGATTGATCCATTGAACCTGAAACATCTATTAAAGGTAATATTCTTTCATTACTATCTTCTAGATAATTAGGAAGAGCTTTCCATTGTTCTACTGCTACATCAATATTTCCATGTGCTAATGATTTAGTTATATCATATGGGTATACTGCACCAGCATTAATTTTAGCTTTACCTACTTTAAGATTGTCGATATATGTTTTATATGACCCTTCAGCATTTCTATAAAATGCTTTTTGGTAACGAGCACTTGCTAATGAAGGAATTTTTCCAAATTCAATTGAATCCCATTGCTTTGCGCACATTGGAGTTTCAACAACATTAGTTAATTCAACTAATAACTTACGATATTCTTTTGGAGATAATCCTAAATACTTACGAAGTTTTGCTGCGAATACACCTTTACGTGGTAACCATTTTGAACAGAGTGCATTCTTAGCTTTTAATGCATCGTCAATTATACTAAATGCATATTTCTCTGCTTTAGTACCTTCAAATACTAACATATCATCCCAACGACCATACTCAGGAATAAGATTTAAAAGATGTATAAGACTTAATGGATCTGTTTTTGCTAGATATGCCATTGCTATTTTGAAAAATCTGCGTTCGCCTGCACCAGAACGTACATCACGAATCCAAAATAAAATTTTCATTGCAATATTACTATCTTCAGTTAAAGCCTTTGAAAATACACGAATAATATCTTCTTCAGTTGCACCACGCATGGCACCACCTCTAAAAAATAAATCGACATTACAGTTTAGAGAAGATGTGTTAGTTGTCATTCCATTTTCTGTTACTGTCGATTCTACTTTTAATGCATCTGTAAGTTTCATAATTACTAAGTTTAAGTGTTATTTTTATTTATAAAAATTATATAGCATATTTTAAATTTGTTTACAGATAATTATAATAAAGTTAAAGTTTTTGTTAATTTAGTATTGTTAGATTCCATTACATAATAGTAAATACCTTGTCTTAAATATGATATATCAATATCAATAGAATGAATGCCAGTATCATATTTTTTATTCGTAATATTTTTAATAATTCTACCTGCTTCATCATATAATTTTATATTCACATTATCATTATAAATAATTTCAAATTCAATTGTTGTTAAACCAATTGTTGGATTTGGATAGCTTTGAAATAATCTAGGGGCTCCTTCTATCGAAAAGTCAGTTAATATTGCAATAGAGTTATGTTTAAACACATCAGAACCCATTTTAAAAGTTAAATTTGATAGTCTATGTACTGATTTAGTATTTAGTTTAAATAATTCAATTGTATAAATTTCGTCTTGATTGATTAATCTATGGTCATTTAAATCAATATCATTACCCCAAATTGTTATAATACCAACACCATTCTTTTGAACTACTGTACTTCCAATTAATTTACCGCTAGAGAATATTCCAACTTCGTCACCGTAATACATCATATCAGATTCTATAGCCAAATACATATTAGTGCCACTTGGGTCAACTTTGTTATAAAATTCTAAATCTTTAACTGTCATTTTATTGCCAGAACCCGCTAAAATAATTGGGTCAGTATTTGATGGATAAGTAAATGTTATAGAATTTAACGCAGACATTTTATAGCCTTCACCATCTACCATATCACCTAGTTGATTAACACCATAATAAGGCCAATAAACTTGTCCATTTTCATCTCCAAGTAATATAATATCACTGGCAACAGATGCCATAACTAGATCGACAGCACCTGGATTATCTCTCATATATGGAATTAAACTCCAACCAGCATCAATAGTAAATGTATTTTCTTCTGGGATAGCAGCATAACCTTCAATACTAACATTAGTTTGATTATAAGTTTTGATTTGATAACCTTCATAAATGCTCATATCGCCTATCATATTTAATTCATATAAAGGCCAGTAAACAAATCCATGATCATCTTTAATTAATATAATCTCTGTTGCCATATTTGCAAATAAAACATTAAAACTAGCATCAGGTGCTTCAACATATGTTGACATAAATCCCCAACCTGATTTTAAATTTATTTCTTGCGTAATTAATGGTACTTCTTGTAATGTTATATTATCTAACATTGTCATATTACCCATTGGATAAATGTCATTATCATATTTATTCACTGCCTGAAATGTAAGATCAAATAATGTTCCTGCAAATTCGTTTAAATTATATGTTATTTGAATTAAATCATCACTATATTCAGTACCTGGTTGATATGTTGTATTGCCACCAAGATCACCGATTATACTATCATTAACTAATATTCTAAACCATGTATAGTATTCATGATACTTAAAGAATTGTTTTAAATCAATTTTTAGTTCTAATGTACCTAATGAGGTTGCATCTATAGGGCAGCTTTGAATTTCAGAAATTCGAGTAGGTGAACCCCAAGCTAATTCATAAGTATTGCCAGCCCAACCAACATTGCTAGACCCCACGGCAGACATTAATACAAAATGACCAAGATTGCCATTATAATAAGTATTTGATACAAGTTCTGCCCAAGTTGAATTTACATAATTTGCAGTATCAACTTGAAATATTTCAACCTCTGAATTTTCATTTTCAATGAATTTAAAATAATTGGTTGTTCCAGTTTCAAAATCTTCAATAAATGGGAATGTATCTATAACATCCAATACTTTAAATGTTTTACATATATTATTAAGATCTGTGCTTGTTAATATAATAGCATTAGCGTCTACTTCATATTCACCTGCGATAGACATATCAAATGTATTATCTGATACATGTACATACGGTGGATCCGTTGGAGCTAAAGTAGCATTAACAATTTCTAAATATGAAAATCCATTAACATAATAAGATATCATAAATTGTGTTAATGTATCTAATCCATTATTATTAACAATGAAGTTAATATGTTCTTCATTACTTAAATTACACTCACCATTAAGTGATATATCAACTAAATCAATATCATATTGATCTTTATGAGTAACTGTAACATTATCAATATAAATATTTGCACCATGTCCAGTTATTGCTTTAAAATTAACATAAACAACTTCTCCTGTATATTGAGTTAAATCAAAACTCTCAGTAATATAAGTACCTGGTGAAGTTGACGTTGCACCATCATATGATAAAAGATCAATACCTTTTCTATACCAAATACTTGTCCATGTATCGCCAAAATCTGTTGATACTTGTACATCCATTGCATCTTCTAATCCTAATGCATTAAATGAACTTGACCAATCAAACGATAATGTTGAATGATCTGTTAATAATATTGGAGGAGATCTAAAATCAGCATATCCAAATGGCCAATAATACATATTAGCAAATACAGCAGTATTAGCATAAGATAACCATGTACATGGTGGCTGTTGTGTATTTGTAATAGTATCCCAAAGTGATACTGAGTTAGCATACCATCCATCAACAGGAAATTCTGAAAATGTTTCTACCCATGGAAATAAATCAATAACATTAATACTTGTAATTGTTTTGTTTAAATAATTATTATGTAAATGTAAAGTATCATTATATGTATCAATAGTAAATTGCAATTCATAATCACCAGATGCTGTCATATTAATAGGTTGATTAAATGTATATTCAAATATTTCTCCTGGCAATAGTGGCCCTGTATATAATTCAGATACTGTAATTGTGTTATAAGTATAAGCTAATAACATATTATTTAAAGTATCTGCACCATAATTTCGTATTTTTAAAATTGGATATTCTATACCTAATAATGATGATGTTTGTGGGGATACTAATTCGCATATACCAGCATCTATATCATCAGATGTAAATATAGTAAATGGTATTGATAAAGACATACCATGATTAAAGTATACTTCTCCAGTGCCTATACCTAATGTTGGTATAATTTCAAATGATCCTACACAATTTTGTCCAATCCACCCATCTCCATATGAATCATATGCTGTAAAAATATATTCTCCAGATACCATGCCATAAGTAGCATTAAACTCATATGGGTCTGTGCATGAGGATGCATAACCCCCACCTGTCAATAATACACTTTCGTGTATGTCTGTAATTTCCCAATGGTTTTCTTCACCCCATCCGCCATAATTTACGTTAACTTGTACTTGACTAAATGCCATAAATGAAAACATTAAGATAATTAATGTTGCTAATAATTTTTTCATTATTTTTTTATTTTTATGTAACTTTATAAAATATATATTATTTTTTTAATTTATTCATCCAGTCACTTGCTCTTTTACACAGTTCATATTTTTCTGCGTCTTCTATTCTTGGAAAATTAATTGTTAAAATTTCTATATAATTTGGTTTATTAATTGAAAGTTTCACGTCAGTATACGGAAGAAAATCGAATGTTACTGCATCTGCATTAGCATCTAAAGCATTACAGATACCTTCGATTAATTCTGTTGATAATTCTGTTGCTTTGAGTTTAGCTTCCTTTTCAAAATCTTCTAGATTTGTTGATTCAAATTTAAGCATTTATTCCTTTTTATTTAATTATTTATTCAGCCATTAAAAATAAAAAAGACCTGATGAATATCAGATCTTTTAAATGAAACATTATTTATTAAATGTTAATTAACAATAGTCATTTCTTTTGCCCATTTAACGGTTCTTAATTTATGCGCAGTAAACATACTGTCTAGATTATTTTTTAATACTTCTAATTCTGTTTTCTTCTGTACACCTTTTATAACACGCGTAACAACATCAGTTTTACCGGTTTCTAATACAAATTTATCTAATCCTGTATTTTTATATTTAAACCTGCCTAAATCATCAATATCTACTTGATATAAATTATTAACTTCTTGTGTTAATTTCAAAGATATATCATCATTAGAAAGATTTAATCCATTATCAAATTGCTTATATAAACCTTCAATCAGTGTTAATACTTTGATATAAGCTAAAAAGAATACCCAATCATATATTTTTTCCATTTGTTCAGCGTTTATATTGGATGAGTATTGTTTAAGAACCACATCCATAATAGATGAAAGTTTTCTAATATGAATCTTCATATCATTATCCCTTTCATGTTCTCTATGTTCTTTGGTCTTTTCTCGGCTATAATCATATCGCCATTTAATGATTACTACTATTCCAACTATAGCGAGAGCTAATAAAGAATAAACATTGTTAAACTGAGTAAAGTCTATTGCTTCTGGATTCATTTGTTGTATTATTTTTTAAAAATGTTAAAATTGAAATGCTTCTATAACTCTGATTATTATTTTCTATTTATTTATTTTAGTTATTTTTACTTTTTTTTAGTAATCTTACTTATTTCCCATAGTTTTTTAAATGTTTGCATCTTTTTATTATTAGATGTTGATTTTTTAGCAAGTTTCCCATTACATCCACACATTAATCCCATTTATTTTTAGGGCAATCTTCAGTTGACCATTTTGCTTTCTTTTTAATATAACAACCACATATACAACACTTAGAACCACATTTATCTTCACATAAAGAACATATATCTAATCGTTTATTGTAACTATCATTATCTATAGGATCACCATAAATAATGTACTTAATTAATGCTTGTATGAATTTTAAGTATCTCATAATTTTTAATCAGACGTTGGCCAATTAGGATTAGATATGATATCGCCGTTAGTATCTTCCATTACTGAGTGTTCTAAATTATCAATATCTATATTTTTTAATTTTAATTTTTTAAGGTCTTCTCTTATTGATATAAAAGCAGGATCATCCATTACTTCTATATTAAGATAAAATCTATTATTATAAAAACAACAGATATCTATACCTGACTTTCCATTGTCGTATAAACCATCATATAAAGGTTTCTCAGATAGTTTAATTTCTATCATACTTACTTTAGTTCCCATTTCATTTTATTTCATTTTAAGCAGCACCTACTGCTGTCATATATGTATCAATTGCATCACTCGCATCAGCATGTTGAGTATCAGTTAAATTACTACCAATCCACGCCAAAGATAGTTCTTGTGCTGATGTTAGATAATAATATCCTGAATCTGTGAAAAATGTAGCTCTCAGTAGAGGAACCACTGTATTAGGTAAAGAAGTTGATGGTGTAACGATTACTTGATTCTCGAAAACACCACTAAGAAATGTTCTAGTAGTTGTACCACTTCTATTCGTGGCGAATAATCCTGGGGGTGTTGTGCTAAACGAAGCGGTACTCACAGCCAGATTTCTCCACTCGGTAGCGCTACCATTTCTATTAAGATACATAGTAAAGTGAGAAGCCACAGGCGTATTGTTATATGCAGCCATAGGTGACCTATAGTTTTCTGCTATTCCTACGCTTCTCATATAAATTCCACTACTATTATCATTATAAGCCATATTATTTGCATTAGTGTATGGATTAAAACCTGTTTTTAAATACATATTACTTGAATTACCTTTATAACCTCTATCTGTAGTATAAGTTGGACTATTATAAGCAGTTAAATTATAACTAGAACTTAACCAATTTAATTTAGCACAACTTTCAGCATGCGCAGCAAGAACATAGAAAAAATCTAGTTTTGACCAAACTGATGCACTTTTCAATGAAACAATCAATGCTTCAATAAGGCCCTTTCTTACCGTATTAGGTTCACTACCTGCAGTTGTCATTCTTGTAAACAATGCCTGTGCATCAGAGTCATACCCTTGGCCATTAATCCTGCTTATGTTTCCATACGTAACATTGTTAAGTTTAACTATGCTAGCTTTCGTTATATTATTTACTTTAGTTTCAAATCCCATATTATAATTCTAAATATCTTTGTGATGGATTAAAGAATAAAACATTTGCACTAAATGCATGTCCGATTAATCTAACGATATCTCCCGATCCACTAGGTGCAGTTTCAGTAGGTCCACCTGGGGTTGTACTACAGAATAATTCAACACCTTCATTCCATTCCCAACTATCATCTCTTACAAATCCTCTTATTAAAAAATTTCCAGATGCTGCAGCACTAATTGTCTTTAAAGCCATTACAAGCATACCTTTTGTTGTAGCAACAGCATCAGTATCTACTAAGGTGACTGTACTTGAATTATCTATAAATCCTATATCTCCAAATGCAAATGTAGATTTTGCAGTAAGAACTACAATATCACCAGACCAACTTGTATCAGTATCTACTGTAGCATCTAATACTCTTGATCTAGCGAATACATCATCCCATTTATATGTATCTGAACCTAAATCATCAGTTATATTAGCATCACTTATTAATGAAGTATTTATAGCAACAGAAGCTAAATTATCTAATGCAATAGTAGCACTAGTAGAATCAGCCCATTCAGGTGCAGTGGCACCAGAATTCATCACCCAAATTTGCCCTGCGGTACCTTTTGGTACTCGCGTTAAAAGATTTGATGATCTATAATAAGTATCCCCATCTGCATCAGAACCTAATGTTAATGTAATGGCACCTAATACATTATTTGATGATGTTAAAGTCTTGTTAGTTAATGTAGATGATACAGCATCATAATAAGCCTTATTAATAGCTTTTAAATTAGCCCAAGTAAGCTTTTTAAGGACATCACTGTCAGCTGAGTCAACTAAGCCTAGTTCATCTGCATCAACAGGAGTAGCTTTATCTGCAGCTGTATTTATAGCAGTAGATACAACTATTGATCTTGTCACAAACTCTAAAGCTGTAGTTCCTGCATTGATTGAAGGCACAGATAAACCTAAACCAGTGTACGCGGAAGGAGTATCAGATAATCCTAAAAATGAAGTTACTCCTGTACCACCTGCTCCACCACCTGCAGATGTATTAGGTATAGCACCTCTTAAATCTTCAGTAGAATGTATCTCCCATTCCCCACCAGATGTTACTGTAAATATAAATCTAGCTATAAGAAATCCTGTTCCATTAAACGAAGTAGGTAAAGTATAATTTGAATAATTAAATGCATCTGCTTCAGCATCTCCAGGAGCTAACCTGCCATAAGTTGAGGTAGGTAAGTTAAGCATTAAATGATCTACCTCACCTGTCTTGTTAGCGACTCCCCAAACTACTACACTGAAACTACTATTTGATAAGGCATCACCACTAGCGTCTAATGTTAAATCAGTTAAAGTCGTTATCGACCTATAGGCAGTAGGACTATTGACAACAATAATATCAACAGTAGGCATTGATAAAGCAGGGAATGCATGTTCATGCATTTGATAAACAACACCTGCTGTTGTACTAATATAAATTGCAGTTGAACTCGCAGTAGCTGTAGCAGAACCTTCTACACCAGAATCCCAACTAGCTTCTAATCTTCTAATTCTAGATGTAATATGACTTAAATGTCCTTGTCCATCAGTTCCAGCTAAGTGGTCATTAGTATTACGATTAACCAATGCTCCAATCGTGTTAACTAATGCCGCTGTCTGTACAAGTACATTAGCAATTCTAACATGTTCTTCTGCTGGGAAACTTGATCCTGCTGTTAATACCTTAGTACTTATTGGAATGTATATAAAACTTTCATATGGATTAGTAGCCGTCCCAGCTGTTATTGTTACTGTTGATGAAGTAGTATCTAATATAGCAACTCCTGTGCTAAATCTTAAAGTAACATAATCAACACTTTCTGCACTTGTTAATGTTCCTGTAATTGTAGAACCATCACTTGTAATAAGAAAATCAAAACTTTCTCTAACTATCCCATTAAAGAAGTTAATTGCGGTATCTGATACTTGACCATGAGGATCAATATTAATCTTACCTAATGTAGCATGAACTTCCATAACTGTTCCAACAAATATAACAAAATTTGGAAATACGGGTAAAGTTGTCGTTAACTCACCAGCTACAGTTGGAGATAAATATAATGCATCTCCTATATTCCAAGCTGAAGTATCAAAGCTATACAATTTACCTATATGGGTAGCAACACCTTCTCCACCAATAGCTACTTCATGAGTTGAAATCATGATATTTCTACCAATAGTATTAGCTTTATCAGCCTTTGGTAAGAAAGGAGTTAGTAATGTTTTACCTGTCACAGAATTATAAGCAGCTCCGTTTACACTAAGTACTGTACCAATAGGTATTATTGATCCTGTATTATTATAATATTCTATTTGGCCGTCTCTACCTACATGAATAGGATGTCCTAATCCATTATCAACATAAGCACAGAAATCTTCTTCATCCCAATATATCTGAGCTGTTCCTGCTCCACTTAAATCAAAGTTTAATGTTTCTAACTCTACATCAGTCAGCCCTGATAATTCACCAGTATCAGTTAGAATAGCTACAGAATCTTGAATAAGTTTACCCGTAGTTGTATCATATCTAGCAATCGCATTATCTTTAGCAGTTGCCGGACCTACAACATCTCCACCGCCAATACCCACTCCTAATTGTACAACAGTAAATATGCTACTTCCTAAATACATTATAACAGCCCTCTTAGTAGAGGTAGTAAAAGTTATAGTATTGGATGTGCCATTAATAGTAACAGTAGAAGTATCAGAAGCATGTTTAGATATTGTTATAGAGCCAGATAAGTATTGACTGTCATCCCAAATTTCTATAGTACCACCAACTGGAAAATTCTCAGTTGCTGTCCCTGATTGTACTCTAGGTAAATATAATGTATTAGTCGCTACATCAGCAGATATGATAACTCTTTTATGATAATATAAAATATTTGCATCTTCGATAGCATTCCATGCTAGAGTATTCTTAAATATACTCATTTATTTATTATTTTTTATATATATTTTATCTACCGAAAATTATTGGATTTGATATAGCAATATTCTCGTCAATTGTACCAGGTCCAAGTGTTATAACTTGAGCTCCATCGAATGACCCGCCATTTGAGACGCAAGATGAAACTACATCAATTTGAGTATCATTTCCAGTGCCACTATCATGTAACATATAAGTTTGTGCACCACCACCACTTCTAGTGTAAAATATTAATTGACCCCATTGACAGTAATGAGTGGCACCATCTGAATTTAATTCAATATGTCCACTATCACTTTTCGATGTATCTGCATATAATTTACTATTAAATATACTGATTTTCCAAGTAGCACCATCAGCACCACCTGCATATATGTTATATGTATAGTGCGATATAAGTGAACTATTTCTAATGTTAATTATGCCAACTTCACCTGTATCACCGGCTAATATATTAGCCGTAAACTGAGCAGCAGTTGTATCTTCTGCAATCATTTCGCAGTTATCTATGTATAGATAATTTATATCATCAGCACCACTACTCATTACAACAGCACCTACAGTAGGAGCACCACTTGAATTATTAGTACTAGTACTTAATGTAAGATTTGATAAACTTAATGTATTTTCATCAGGACCCGCTTGTCCATCTAAATGAAATAAACTTATATCATCTCCACCAAGAATTAAACATCCTGGTTTTGTTAATGGAGATGTAATACTCGTAACAGCAGGATCATTAATTCTATCAATGCCACTTACTGTCAAACGACCACTATTAATAATATCAAAGCCTGGGTTTGCAGTACATGTAATTTTAACATTATTACATAATTCTAAACCAATGTTAGTAGGACCAGTTCCACTAGCACCATCAATTGTAATAGTAGAATCTAACACATAATCACCTGGAAATACATAAATAGTATATCCTTCACCCGCCGAAATAGCATCAGTAAATGCTGCACCTATAGTTAACCACGGCTTATCCAAACGCCCAATCACAGCAGTACCATCAATCCCAATAGCAAAATCAACAAACACTATTCTTGTTAATGCTGAAGCAAGAGATATTCCTTGTATTCCTTGGATACCCTGCATACCCTGAGTACCTTGACTTCCAGTTGTACCCTGTGTACCTTGCCATCTAGTTGTACCCTGTGTTCCTTGACTTCCAATAATTCCTTGTATACCTTGGATACCTTGTGTTCCTTGTGTTCCTTGGCTTCCAGTTGTACCCTGTGTTCCTTGTGTTCCTTGGCTTCCAGTTGTACCCTGAGTTCCTTGAGAACCGATTATTCCTTGAATACCTTGAATACCTTGTGTTCCT